TTTTTGGAAATTGAAACGCCCGCAAACCCGCATCCAGTGCGGTTCCGTGGGCTAGTCAATAAAATAAATGCGTGCGCGAGAAATTATTTTTCTTGGTGTTTTGAGAGTTTCGCGAGAGTCTCTTTCTCGTGATCAGCGACAACCGCTGAGAGCAAAAAACCAAATAGAAAAACCAAAAATGAATATCTACAAAGACGGCGCAAAAGTGAAAGGACAATACTACGGAGTGAAATTTACCGGCGTTGTTAATTATGGACGCCCTCATACCATGAACGATTCTTACCTTCACTTTATTGACTTGGATACACCGATCACCGTTTTCGGCGCAGAGCGTGACGGAATCGTTCTAACAACCGGCGGCGAGAACACCATAGAAGCTAACCTTTCCTAACCACTCATCGGCGCGGGTTCAATCCCCGCGCCACAACTCAAATAGAAAAACCAAAATGATAACCTACCAACTAACCTCAAAAGTCACTCGCTCCCCTCGCTCACTTGCTGGTTACTTTTACCAGCTTGAACCCGGAACGCTGGTTTACTATGTGAAAGAATGCGAAAGCGGTTCGGTTATTGTTTCCACAATTGAAAATCCCGCGCATCGGATTCCATCCGAGGATTTGTTTGAAGTCAAACAATCTCAAATCTGCCTAGCCTAACCATTCCCTGTTCCCCTCAGAACAAACCCAAAAGAAAAATGAGTGCCATCGAAAAACAATACCAGACCTGCCTTCCTCCAGAAGCATACATCCGAATCATCCGCAGCGCACAATCCGATGCTCTGCCCAAGTTCAAATCATCAGTCTATCCCCAGAAGCAACAAACCAAAAAAACCAAAAATAAATAAATATGGAAAACCAAAAGAACATCGCATCAGCATTAGTCCGCGCTCAACGAGCATTCGGCCCTGCGCTCAAATCATCCACCAACCCTCATTTCCGTTCTCGCTACGCAGACCTAGCGGCTTGCGTTGAAGCAGTCATTGGTGGCCTTAACGAACATGGCATTGCATTGATCCAACAGACACATGATTGCGAGCATGGAGTGTCTGTAGAAACGATCTTTCTGCACGAGTCTGGTGAAATGCTCTCCGCTGGCAAGTTTTCCGTTCCTGCTACCAAGCAAGACGCGCAAGGCTATGGATCAGCTTTAACCTATGCTCGCCGATATAGCCTCATGGCCGCTTGTGGCATCGCCCCTGAAGATGACGATGGCAATGCCGCTAGCCGTCCCAAGCCAAAGGTTGAGACTCCAGTAGTCAAACCTGCGCCTGTAGAAGTCAAGGTAGATGCTCCAGAAATCGAGAAGGAATCTAACTGGTGGACTTCAGAAGTTGCAGCAACCCTCTCTGAGTTGCCACAAGTAAACGCATTCCTTGTTGGCCGTGGAAAGATTAAGGAAGGACAAACATGGCGCGATGTTAACGATGAAACCTACCGAAAGAATATTAACACTGGATTGGCTCGCTTTGTCGCAGCCGTAGAGAAAGGTAAATAATGGAAAGCGTGCGTTATTCCGTCCGCACTCAAGACGAACCACAAGACAACCCACAAGAGCCACAAAATGAAAATCAATAATACCATCAACTTCCAAGGAGAGCGGACTTCAATGTCCGCCTCTGGCAATACTGAATGGTTTGAGTTTACTATTATCAGCGACAAGAAGCTTGATCACGATACAATCAAGGAGCTAGTTAATGCTCACGGATGTGGAGGTCAGACATTCTCGTTTGACTACTCCATGAATCCAGATGGTCAGCATCTCTATAATGGGAAATCAACTCGTTACTCAGACTAATGAATCCAGACCATACTCTCTTTATTATCTGTGCGGTTTTTGAAGCAGCAAAGTTTCTAGTCCCAGTAGCAATAATCGGATATATCACACTTAAACTCAATTAATAAATATGATTAGACATTCACTATTGCCCAAGCTGGCTGAGTGTCCTTGCTATGAGTCCAAGCAAGGTGAAGCAGGTCCAGCCGCACAACGAGGAACCAAGCTAGATGGAAGATTCCGCGAGGCTCTAGCAACTGGAGAGTTGAACGAGGTTGATCTGCCTAAGGATGACATCAAGGCTCTGAAATGGGCATTGAAGCAAGTCCGCAAGATTGCGGGGAATAATCCTATAATCTCCGATGAGGCACTTCTCAAGGTTCAAACCCCCGGCATTGAGCATGAAGGAACAGAAGATGTTCGCATTCCAGATATTCAGACCAGCCTAGATTTGAAAGCGGGAATCCAGCGGAGTTACTACGCACAAATGGGGGCATACGCTTGGGGTAACATGGAGGCGCACTTCTGCGAGGAATGGACTTGCTATCTTGTGTTCTGCGATCAAAAGGAAATCGTAGAGCATAAGTTCACGCTCCACCAAGCCAAGAATGTCGTTAATGGCATTCTGGATGCCTACCATGATCCAGAGCGTTTGCCCCAGCCGTGTCAGTATTGTAGCTGGTGTGCCAAAAAAGACTCATGCCCCATGGTTGTCCAACCAGTTCAAGAGGCTCATGCTATAATGGAGTCAGCTAACCTTGCGGTGTTGCGTGATGAAATCGCCAACGATCCAGCTAGGCACGCTCGATTCCTTGAAATCAACAAGGTATTTGAGTCTGAGCTAGTAAAGCCACTCAAGGATTTAGCCAAGAAAAAGCTAGAGTCTGGCGATTATCTGCCGGGGTTCAAGCTATCCAGTGTCAAGGGATCAGAGTATTTTGACAGGGTTTCCATCGTCCGTGCGGCTATTCGCGGTAAGTGGTCAATGGATGATCTGGTTGATGCTCTTGGCGGCACAATGTCTGGATCAACATTCCGTGAGCTATGCGAGAAGTATAGGACTCCAGTTATTGAGGAAGAAGCTAAACGCAAAGATGGATTTAACAAAATTATTGAAGATAAGAAAGCAAAGAAATGAGAATTAGAACAGGATATAAACAGAAGAGTCGGCATCATATGTCATTGAGTGAGAAGTCAGCAATCCGTGAGTGGAAGTCACTCCAGAGGATTAAGCCTGCTGAATGGGTGGAACGCATTAAGAGCCTTCCAGAACGCGCACAAGGGCAGATTGCTCGCATGGTCTGGTGGGATTTCTGGAGCAATCGCCTAGTTGGTGAACGATGGACTGAGTTCGACCATTGGCTTCAATTTGATCCAAGGGAAGAAACTGATCCAGTTCCAAAGACAATGATAATCAAATGCCTCAAGGCTGTTGGTTACCCTCAATACCGAATTGATCTGCGTCTAATGGCATTCTAATTATTAACAAAACTATGACAAAAAATGAATTGTGGAGAATCTATGTTAAACGCAATCCTTCGTTTGAAGGAGATGGCAATGTTACCATGTCGGCCAAAGGCTTACGCAAGCTATTTGATACGACATGGGATACTGCATATTGGGATGGAGAAGATGAGCCTGTTGAAAAAACATCACACAATTTTCAACAACGGCCATCAAGTATAAACGATCTAATGTCCATATTTGGAATGAAATAAACATAAACAATAATAAATAAATATATGACTGATATATCACTAACAGAACTATTCGGTTGGAGTAAGAAGACAGATATGCAAAGCACATCGCTTGAAGCATATAATGAAATTCAGTATGATGGAACCCTGCAAAGACAAGAGAAGCAGATTCTTGAAAAGATGAAACGAGGATCAGATTATTCTCTGCAAGAGTTGTCTGAACTAACTGGTATCGCAATCAATGCAGTCTCTGGCCGATGCAATGGACTCAAGAAGAAAGGTGTATTGCAATGCACAGAGAAGCGCAAGTGCAACATTACTGGAAAAACGATTAAGCCATTGATCTTGAAATGAAAGACCATAATGCAATTCAAAATAGAACAATATGAAAGATGCCAGTCAATGGCAGAAGGTTCCATTGAGGATCATCTCATAGGAATCACAAAGCCAACAATTGACCGAATACTCAAGATGGATAATCCATCAGACTGCATAGCATTGTATACCTTCTATGCCTATACCAGAAAATGGCAGAAGAACAATGCTGTTTACGCAACATCTGAATATGCGATGAAGGCTATGGCTTGGGGCAGGGAAAGGTTTGCCAAGGCAAAGTCTCAACTCAAAGAAGCTGGATTCATTGAGGACATTCAGCGCAAAGATGCAGGAGGAAAAGTCATTGGTTGGTATGTCGGAGTCAAGTTTGCACAGAACGCAACGATGGGGAATTTCTCCATTGCTGATGTTCAAGAAAACCACCCTCCGGTTTTACCACAGGGTGGTTCCACCAGAGTGTGGCTAAACCGCACCCAAATACCTATTACTAATAATAAAATACCTAATACTGGTAAAGAAATGCAAGAGACAGTAGCGGAGCAGGAGGCTTCATTGCCTTCACCCTGTGAAGTCAACAAGCCAAAAAGACAAGTTAAAGATAATAGAACAACTGAAGAATTTGTAGAATATCTCAAAAAAACCTACGACTGGGTAAATGTTGATATAGAACTCAAAAAAATTGATGCTTGGATTGCAACTCACCCAGACCGCAAGAAAACTCGTCGTTTCGTTACCAACTGGATGAATCGAATTGAAAAACCAATGGAGAAACAATCCTATGTTCCCGGCTCAATGCTTGGAATTACTGAAGGCTACCGCCCTAGCTTATGAAAAAATACTACGAAGACTCGCTAGTGACGATTTATAACGCTAACTGTATTACTGCACTTCCTGTGATTGGAGAGGTTGATTGCATTGTTACTGATCCACCATACGGAATTGATGGAGGCAACGGAGGAACATCGAAACTCAGAGGAAAAGGAAACTACTCTTCTGACTTTGATGATACTCCAGAATATATCAAGTCAGTTGTTGTAAAGGCATTGTTTGAAGTGGCAAAATGGAAAACAATGGCGTTAACAAGCGGGTGGAAAAACCTAACGCTTTATCCTTCTCCAGATGGATTCGGTTGTTTTTATTCTCCATCTTCATGCGGTATGCACCGATTTGGGTATGCAGACGCACAGCCGATTCTTTATTATGGATGGCATCATTTGCAGGGCAAAAAACCAGAAGCGGCAAGTTACAAGATGACTGAATCCCCAGAAAAGAACGGGCATCCATGCCCTAAACCAGAGAAGGCATGGTCTTGGCTGGTTCAGAAGGTAGCAACAAAAGAGATGATTGTTCTCGATCCATTTATGGGAAGCGGGACAACCATGCGAGTATGCAAAGACAATGGAATAAAATCAATCGGTATAGAGATGAATGAAAGATACTGCGAGATAGCAGCTAAAAGAATGTCACAAGAAGTTTTTATTTTTTAATTTATTATGACTATCCCAATCGCAAACACAGCAGAGAATGCAGCCATCTCTTTGCTCGTATCCAATCCAGATTGTTATTCACAACTTCACTGGGAACCCTCGTATTTCTTCCACAATGCCACTAAAAGCGTTTTTGAGGCAATCGAGGCCATCCATAGCCGAACTGGAGTTATCACGGCAGTTTCTGTCATTTCAGAGCTAGAGACAACTGGTAAACTCGCAGAGGTCGGTGGAACTGATTCCGTGATGGAGATGATTAAGACAATCTACATTGCTCCCGGCCCAGTATCGGTATCCATCGCTGACGACTACCGCCAGCAACTCATCAAGGCTAAATCCTACCGAGATGCTATCAAGCTAATCACAAATTCAGACAGAGACATTCGTGAGATGCGAATGGACTTGAATGAACTCTCAGAGCAAATCGCAGGATGCGTTGTCACTGATTCCGAAATCAAAACGATCAATCAACACATCAATGAGCTAGTCGATGATCTTGAGAACAAGAACAAGCTGGATACATTCAAAACTGGAATGCACGATCTCGACATGGGATTCGGTGGTGGATTCCATCGTGGAGAAATGGTTGTCGTCGGAGCGCAGACTTCGGGAGGTAAATCAATCTTACTTTACCAAATCGCTCTTGAGGCTCTGATGGACAATAAGTCGGTTGCGATCTTCTCGCTTGAAATGCCGTGCAAAACGATCCTTCGCCGTATGGCTTCAAACATCATTGGAAAGAAGATTGTGAATCAAGGTGACTTTGGAGATGGGACATCATTCGTCGCATCATTCAAGGAAATCGCCAATGCACTTCAAGCCCTGAATAAAATGCCAATCACTCTCCGCGATGATCTCTCTGAAGTTGGAGCAATCGACGCTGAAGCACAACGACTGGCATCGCTAGGAAAAGCTGATGTGATTATCGTGGACTACCTGCAAATTGTATCCATGCCGAAAGCTGATAATCGTGAGCAAGCGATTTCAGAATTGACTCGCAGATTAAAATTGACTGCCCTAAAAAGTCAGTCTCTTGTGGTCACTGCAAGCCAACTGAACGATGATGGAAAGCTCCGCGAGTCTCGCGCAATCGGGCATCATGCAGACCATGCGTTGTTCATCATTCACGAGAAAAACAATTCCAGCATCGTTGTGGAAAAGAACCGCCGAGGCGCGCGGGGGGTAGGTTTCCCAGTTGTCATGCGCGGAGAAATCTCACGATTTGAGCAAGGAGAAAAACAAGAAAAGAAAAAATGAAAAACATAAAAACCTTAGACGAGGCATTGGAGGAATTAGACAATATGCAAAATCAGCGCGATCTTGCGATGGATGTAATTCATCGACTAGAAAAGGAGCGCGACGAAGCGTTGGAAGAAGTTCGCAAGCTAAAAATCATTCTTGATTACATAAAGAAAAAAGCAAATGAGTGACACTGATGCAGCATTCATTGAGGCCAGTAATTGCTTCGACTTTGCAAATCATATCTGGGCTTCGCGCCAATCAGACAAGTATGATGATGCGATGAAGGCATACGAACTCGGAGTAAAAATCTACCAAGAAAAATTTGTAGAAAAAAAGATTTGCGCGGAGGATGATTTTGAGTTCTGATCTCTCGCGTAGCAACGCTACTAAATAAATACTATGGATAAAAAATACATTGATAAACCCGGCAAATATATTTGCACAGTCAAGTCCCCCGGCAACGGATGGCTGGATCATCCAGAAGGCAAAGCACCATTCATTCGCATTCCTTGCATTGTTGATATGCCAGAGAGCGATCAGCATGGATGCGAGTCGGTCTGGTATGGATACCTAACAGAAAAGAGCCGTGAACGCACTGAGGAGACTCTTAAACAAGTTTTCCAATGGGACGGCAACTGGGACAACGAAGATAGTCTTGATGCCTTCATTGGCCGCAGGGTTCGCTTGCAATGCGACGAATCTGAATGGCAAGGCAAGACACAAGTGAAGGCTCGCTGGCTAAATCCTCTTGCAACAAAGCGTGAGAAGAACCGAGAGGAATACGACAAGAAGCGCAAGTCAGTTCTTGAGCAGTTGAAAAAAGACTACCCACATCTTGCTATTGGAGGAAAGCATACTCCGAAAACACATGATGATGAAGGAGATGCCATACCCTTCTAGCCTTTGAGAGAACAAGGGGATTGTGGCGGAGTGGTATCTGGTTATCATTTGCCCCTGAGCCGTAACCACATAAAACGGCTCGCTCTCAACCTATAAATTATGGAATTGCAACACTCGTTGTTTGATGAATCTCCTTACATTGTTTATAGCAAAAAAGAAGGAAATTCAAATTGTGACATTGGAACATTCTGTGAAATAAATTTCATGTCAGAGGCCGTTAAAAATGGATTTGTTGTATTTACACCAATTGGACACTCTCAAAAAGCTGATCTAATTGTTTGGAAAAAACCAAATAGACCTATTAGTGTTCAAGTAAAAAAGGGGGTATTAAGAGAAAGCGGAACTTGGCAAATATCAACATCAAGCAAAAAACCATCGTGCTTAAATTCAAATAAAGAATCATCATTACACACTAATTATGTTGAAGGAGATTTTGATATTCTTGCAGCGCACATTGTAGAACAAAATTGTTGGGCATTGTGGAGGTTAAAAGACATATCAGGAAAATCTGGTATAACATGGGATGGTTCACCTAAAAATAATTTTGAATTATTAAATTTCATATAATGAAAACAACTACTATAACAGCATTTACGCTTTTAGTAATTGCCTATATGTCATTCTGCATGGCATGGGAAAAAGTGATGACAAAGCCTGACTTCAAGAAATGTCCTTTATGTGGGCAACAAATTAAATGAATAATACTCCAGAAACAGACGCAAGAGCATGGTCAGACCATAGCGAAGGTATCCTACATGAAGTAGTGGAAGCTAGTTTCGCTAGAAAGTTGGAGCGGGAGAGGGATGAGGCACTAGAGAAAGCTGAACGATACAGGCTAGAAGCAAACGCAATGATGCTTCAACGCGACGATGCTAGAATGAAATTACAACAACAATGAACTTTACCCATGAGATTCTGCGACAAATGGGATATAAGATAGATGCCGATGGAAACTACTCACGCTCTGAAACTAACGCTACACGGGTATCTGACCCCAAGCCTAAACCAGTTGCTAGGAAAACACTTCCGAATACTGATGCGCGAAAAGAAAATAGCAAGAAACGCTCTTTTGTCCGCATTACGAGATATAGTTGCAGACCACTCGATTGCGACAACTATGCGGGAGGATGTAAGCCGCTTATTGACCAGCTACGATACGCTAAACTCATCAGAGACGATGATCCAGAAAGCGTCCAGATTGAGTTCATCCAAGTCAAAGTTCCAAAGAAAACGCAAGAAAGAACGGAAATCGAAATAAAACAAATATAAATATATGAATAAATACATACTACTAATAGCACTAGCAATACCAGCTTGCTCTAGCGTTAGCAAAGAAACATATACAGAGTCACGCACTCTAACATATCCCAAAGGTGGTTATCCTCACATTAAAGATATGTATCTGCGTAATGACAATAGCGGGAATATGTCAACGCATGGAGTAAATCCAATCAATAATAACAATGTCATGGTTGCCCCAGCTACTCCAGTTGAGCCTGTAAGCACTCAGGAAGATTGGAAGTATGTGAATCCAGACCTTCCAGTGAAACACGAACAAGCCTACGAGGATATACAAAACGAGAACAAACTACTTCTTGCCAAGTATTACAATGATTGGTTGAGAGAGTAGCAGGAACGGGTATGCATTCCCTTTTCAGATGTGGGCTTTCGGGAGTCTAGGACTTATAGTAAGCCGCCCATCCCACTAGTTGAAGTATGCTTCCACGAGAGGCCCAACTAGTCGTATGTCCATCTGCCTGCTTAAATCTCAATACTTGATTCGCTCTTTTTTGCGATCAGTATTCTTCTTTTTCTTACGATGCTCTGACCAGTCAATCTCATCGTAGTTATCTTGCCACTTGCGCTCCCATGTCTTGGTGCGCGGTTTGTCGCCTTTTCCGTTACGATTCCACTCGCTGTCCTTCATCTTCATTTCCTTGTTCAATAGATTCGGTTTTTTCTTTAATAAGAACTTTCTCCATTAAAGAGCAAGCAACCATCAGTTCAAAGTTGAAACGCTTTGCTCGATTGATGATGTCAGCAAAGACATCGTGAGCAGAGACAGTAGTAATGTCGATTTGCTTCAGCACATGGTCAATGGCCTTAGTATGGTCTTCGCTGATTTGCTCTGGTTGTGTATTTTCTTGGCTCATATTATTTCTTTCGGATGATATTTATTTTTGACTTCTTAGGTTTCATCATGGAAACGCTAATGCTTGTTTTCTTCGGTTTGCTGTCTGCTGTTGTTGTTATTGTTGGAGTCCCAAATTTAAGACTCGCGGATGTTTGTTTTTTCATTGTTTTTCTCGCTGTTCAATCATGGCATTTGCCATTTCAAAAGCAAATTCTGCGACATCCTTAACGGGAATATTTTCACCGAACTCCTCTGGATTAGCAAGCAATCCATTCATGGCTTGAGCCGCAAAGTAGTCCCTCATGCTCATGCCAGTATTCGGGCGCACCTTTGGATTTGCAGCATCGCCCGGATACGCTTGCACAGGAAATGCAGGGTGATTTCCACCTAATGTATTTGATTTATTAACCATATTTATATTCTGCCCCACCTAGATTTATAGTAAAGTTCGTTAAGCCTAACTCGTTCTGCTGTCATTGTCCAGAATTTATCGCAAGCAATATTAACTAACTTGCAAGTCTCATAGAACCACGGATCATAGTCGCTGCCATCAACGCCAGCCTTCCTATGGTCATGCGCTGAATCTCTTATGTAAGTCTTTTTTTCCATAAATTCTCTGCATCAGAAAGAGACAATACTGACCTTCCATTCCGCGAGTTGACATCGTTATGTATACCAATTCCCCATTTCCACAAGTCTGAAAAATCTGGAGGAAATTGCTTGCAATAGTCCTCAAAATGTTGTTGGCACGGACAACCATTCCACGGAATAGAATCAGCCCAGTTCTTAAACCAACTCTGCATGAATGCTAGGTCTTGGCATTCCCTGTTGCGAAGTGAGAACAAATGTAGTTCCGCCCAGTATCTAGGCCCATCGCGGAGTATCACAGATTGTGATAGATTGCGGCTACGCCCTGCTTCATCCAATGCTCGCTGAACCCAGTCGCAATGTTCATCCCAGTTCAATCCAATATGCTCACAGACCATCTTCTCGACATCATCAGCAATCGAACTGCCACTAATGGACTTTGAGCGGAGGAAAGTTTCCACCAGTTTGCCAAGAGCTACCAAGAACGAATTATCCTCCCTGCCACCATAATCAACAACAGGAATAATCAGATGATCTCCGATAATCTCAGAATCACTAAACGGCATTAGTGATGGATCAACTGACTTAGCCTCAAACTTCATTTATTTATTTATATCTTTAGAATCCTTACTCGTCCCACCAGAACGCCGATGCCATCGCGTATCCACCTCCGACGAAAGTAGCAATAGCAAGAACAAGAGAAACCAGAGAATCATGCGTCATGGCTTCTCCCAGTCATTACTTGCCTTTCTTGCGGGTCATCGCTGCCTTCTTGGCGCGAGCCTTGCGCTGAACGCTATAGGCGATAGCCAAACTTTGCTTTAATGGCTTGCCAGATTTTAGTTCAGTTTTAAGATTGCGTGTGAAACAATTTTGTGAGGCACATTTACGGATTGGCATAATTTTAATATTCTGAAATTCCAAGTGCTACTTGGAGGGAGTTGTAATCGCCGTTCCCTGCATCAAGAGCGGCATTCTTGATTTCTTCTGGTGCATCCTCTGCAACCATCAAGACCATGTTTTCTGGAAGTTGATATTCTTCAAATCCAATTTTTTTGTAGTCATTTATATCTGATAAATTTTTATCAGCATCTTTTACAAGTATGGAATAGTTTTCGTTCATTATTTATTTTTATTTTTTGGCAAAGATAATTTTTCAGTATTTTCGCCAACACGCAAGATAAATCCAGCATTTTTTCGCATTGCGCCTGCTACTGTTTCAGCAGAACCATCAACCACTGTTTTACCAGCGTGCGTTTCTCTGTATTTCTTGAATACTTCTTCTGGTTTTACTGGATTTTGAACCAAAAAATTGTTTCCGTTTTTTGGTCCAAGCATTACCCAGTCGTAGGATTCATGCTCTACAAAATCTGGATTTGCCCTCATCTCGTCTCTTGCTTTTCGTTCTGCTGGAGACATTGCAGCTTCCTCTTTTGGATCATTCCCAAAATATAAAGCAAAAATTTCTGGGTTTTGAGATAGTTCAACCGCAGTTATAATGTCAAGATTTTCGCCTTCTTTAAAATCAGAAGATTCGCGCATAACAAGACTTGGATCAAATTTATTAAATTTGAATGACAAAATGCTTCCAATTGCTGACCCTCTATCAGAAAATGTATTTCCAATATTATCAGAAATATACAAAGATTTATTTTTGCTTAATAATTCTTTATATTGTTTTGATTTAATATATTGTTCTAATTTTTTATTTGCTTTTTCAATGCTATCCTGCCCCCAATTTCCAGTTTTAACATTACTATGAGCAGTTTTAATTTTAGAAATTGCATCAAATATTTCACCATAAATCCCTTTTGGAGTAATATTTTCTCTTTCTTTATTAATTTTACTTATTTTATCATTTATTAATTTTATTTTATTTTTATCACCTTTAGCAGCATTTATTTGGCGTTTTAAAGCAGTTACTGCTGCATTCATTGCTGACTTTTCACCTGCAATAATGCCAGCTTGCATAGACAAAGAAATAATTTCCTTTTCTCTTTGATTGAGATTTGAATCTCTCATCATCTTATCAAGAGTTCTTGCAGTTCTCTTGTTTGATTTATGCGCGAGTGAATCCATTAAATGAACCAAAGCGTATTTTGCGCCATGAGAGGCCAACCTGTTTTTAGCTCCAGAAACAAAAGTGGATGTCATGTTAGCCCAAACCGCTTTGTATTCTTTTCCATCAGGTCCAGTAATTGTGACTTGATTTGACTTTAGGAATGGGTGCAATGGGCCACCCATATCTCCTCCAGTTGCTCTTTGACGATCTGCTTCAAGAAGAATTACTGGTTGACCCTTTAGTTCTTTTATCAAATCTTTGAATACTGGCTTTTCAAGATATTTAGGATCGTATGAAAACGACATTTTTCTACCATTTCCAATATCAAACTCAACATTTGTAGCTTTTTCCCAATTAAACTTATTTATTGGAGTAACACCTTTAATAATTGTTTTTTCAAAATCTGGAAGTTGTTCAGTTCTTCCAATCGGACGCTCTGGCATGAACTGCATTCCACCTATCATTTCGGAACTTTGCGGTTTTTCCGAGATAGTAGGTTCAATTATTTTAGAAAGTTTTTCTGGATAAAAAATTTGATATGTAATTTCGTCTCCATCATCAAGTTTTAACCCATCGTAACCTTTTTGAATAAGTTCGTCTGTTGAGTATTTATCGCTTTCTTCCCAACTCCCAAGTTTTAGTTTACTTTCGTCAATTTGGCGTTCAATTATCCCACCTTTTCCACTCGCAGCGACTTCACCCCCAATTATTTTATCTTTATTGCTGGTAAACCAAATAGTTCCGTCTGCTGATTTAGATACATCAAATCCGCCTTTTTCAATTGCATTTACGGCGTCTTCCGTTGTCCCATGGTAAATTGTTTTTAATTTATCACCCATCTCAACCATGTTGCTGTGTAGCACGCCTCTATCAGCATTGAACCTGTCTTCCTCGCTGGTTGCCTCCTTAAGCTGTCCAGATTCCTCGGCAATACGATATGCCTCCTCACGATCTACAACACGCCCTGTGTCAGTTTTAAAGCCATAGTAACGCGATTCACGATCAGTCTGCTCATCAGGAGCATTTGGATTTGCTGCCTTGTGATTTACGCCTTCACGAACTTCGCCAGTGCGAGGATCGGTGTATGTCGCGGCAACGATTCTTTCTTGTTCAGTTGGTTTTTCTTGCCTAAAATCAATTACAGGAATTTCAGTTATTCCAAGTTCTTTTGCTGCAATTGCACGATGTCTCCCATCCTCTTTTCCGTCTTGATAAATTGCAAGAGGGTCAAGCTTGCGCCCTTCTTGCATCATGTTTTTTAGATCATCAATGTTATCACGAGATGCTTCGTCAATTTCAAGTGGTCTTACTTGAGATAAAAACTCGTCTGGTGACATTTTTACAATTTTCCCGCCACGCTTTGCATAGTCTTCGTTAGAATACCATTTTCCTTTTTCTTCAATCGGATATTTGGTTTCTACTACAACTTCACCTTCCATGCGTTCTGGCATGAAGTTTTGCTTTGCAAACCCGTAGCTTACTGGCAACTTCGTCGCATTAGGATTTTCAAGCATTTCTGCAATATGATCCACGCGAATTGACATGATTGTGCGATTAGGGTCTTTCCCACGAGGATCACCTTTTTTGCGAGGGATTACAGTCCTATCAAGATTCGTATACTCTGTAGCTTTATCGTAAAGGTTAAGAAGATCGTTAAAGATGTTCTTCTTTTGCAAAGCAATTTGTGGATTAGCATCAAGACCAGTCTCGCCGGGCTTTCCTTGCTGCCAATTATTCAAATACTTTGTAAAATCATCAAATGTGCGCTCAAGATTATTGTCCCAAAAACGCAAGCGTCCCGGCATACGCTCGTTCCACAAGCGCATTTTATCAAAGATGCGTCCAACCGAAATTGTGGTGACAAGGAAATTGCCAGCTTTTGACAGGTGCATTCCGATTGGAACCAAGTCATAAATTTTAGGTGAGAATGCTTGGTATGTGCCATTGTCATTCATCACCGCTGCGTAGTCCGTAATGAACCTAGTGCCATCTCCGCGAGCGATAGCATCATTCACCTTGAGCATATGCTGTTTGAGAGTCTTTGGAATAAGGCTCTCTGGCATATCTTGAATGGCTTTGATTTGCGCTGGAGTGAATGTGCCTCGATATGTTTCTGATCCTTCCGAAACTTGTTCAAAACGATTTGGAGTTCCGTAGTCATCGGTATCCAATGCTTCAACAATCAGCTTGCGTCTTTCTGAGGCAATCTTCTTTGCGTCTTTCGCGTCATACATGACAGGTGTTACCCCGTCTGGTTGCATGACTAAATCGCGTGAGACAACAAGCGTTCCACCTTCGGGAACTTGCAATCCTTGCGCCTCAACAGGGATGTCTCCGTATCCAGATAGTTTTTTAAATCCACCTTCCGAGCTTTGGAATGTTCCTTCCCGTGGATTTGGTGTTGTGACTGGCATTGAATCACCAATCTGGTTTCCATCTTTATCAAATACTTTTACCTTAAATTCAGTCTTGAATAGAGGAGAATCTTTGCCAAAGCGATCAAGCAACGCAGAGTTTTTCATCATCTGCGCCCTGCTGATTTTAGGCATTTGAGCTTCTGCAACAGGAGGAGAAATTTCACCATTCAAAGCAACGATCTGGCGCATCGCATCACGAGCCGCTGCCATCGCTTCTGGTGGGAACTCTGCTCTAGTATTTGCCGCTGCTACAATGTCTCCACGACCACCGAATCCGTAGAAACGATTGATGGCGCGATCAAGCAGGTTCTTCCTTGCTTTGATCTTTGCACGATCAAACATGGCAAGCGTTGCAGAGCTTAAATCTTTTCCAAGATGCCTGCTAGTAACTTCGCCAAGGAGGTCAGCCATAACCTCTCTTTTCATGTATTCAGACACCCTGTTCTCGTCTAACTGACCACGGGATTCATCCCAAAGTTTGTTTAGCTTTGCGAAAGATTCTTTGCCTTGTGGGTCTAAGTGGCGAAGGTATCCATCGTTGAAAAGCTCGACCAATTTTGCTTTTGAAAAGACACCGGGAGTCGTTGCCTTTATGTTTCCAGCAGCATCACGAATTTCATTCTGGAACAACATTGAACGGACATCTCCAAGAGCATCTTGAAACTCTGGAACAGCATCCATAAAGTGGCTGGACTCGTGAACCAATGCTTCTTGTGGAGATTCACCAAATGTGCGAATCCTCTCCCGAATGGAATCAGCATTAAGAACAATCGATGGTTTCCTGCGATCAAATACAACCCCCTCCTGTGCGGGGTTAGAGTAAAATCCAGCTTGGCTTGCCATTTGCGCCAAATCGGCATCTGGAACATCTTTGTTTGCTGGGTCGTTGCGAAGTTTTTGATAAATCTGATCCGTGGATAGGATGTTGAATCCAACATTATTCTGACCAGTCCTCAAAACACCATTGGTTATGTCTTGCAAGTCAGCGTATGTTTTAAGAAATTGACGACCAAATTCGTTACGAGTTTGAACATTTGCTCGTTTAGTAAGCGATAGTGCCTTTGTATTTGCATCAACCAATGATTGCGCTTCTTTTATTCTTGCAGAATCATTTGAAGTAATAGCACTAGCCAACACCGCTTGTGATTCTGACAATTTTTTATCTCTAAACAAAATAGCATTATTGAAATCTGATATTTGATTTAGGTTGGCTTGCGTATCTGCGTCAGACTCTTGGAACCTACGATGAATACGAGAATCATCAGAGATTCGTTCACGCTGGGCAATCACGGGATCAATACCCATGAATTTACCCTTGATGTGTTGCAATGCCCTTCCTCCAAGGCTAATTGCAAGACCATCAGAAAGAATCTGCTTCATTTCTTCTGGATCAGCAGACTCTAAAGCTCCCGTAGTAAGAGCAAGCGTAGTTCCATGGATTCCTGCTTTAGCGTATTCCGAAGCATTTGAAAGAATGTTATCAATGGTCTTGCCGCCATGAGACAATAGTTTAGCCTTCAATGCAGACCCTTCGGCAGACCTTCCAAGAGTTTCAAATGTCTTTCCTAGAGGAGCCACTTTCCTCGCCTCTGCAACTTCTTTTACCAGTGTTGGAATCTCAAGTCCGAGCTTCGTTCCTTTCAACACAGACCTTGCGGCAGCACCACCTAATGCGCCTGTCAAAAGTCCAGCCAACGGACTCTCTGGAGCTGCTTCATAGCCAGCCACGCCACCAATAACAGGAGCGGCAATTTTGCTTAATGTTCCAGTTGCTTTTTCAGCAATCGGCTTGAATTTCTGAACTGCTTCTTCAAGTTTTTCCGCCCCCCTTGCAACGGATTCGGCTCTTGCCGTCCTTTGCTCAAGAATCTTTTCAAACTTTTGCTTTTCCAGAACTTGAGCAGCTTTATTTATTTCAGCTATTTCATCGTCCGTTTTGCCGATATATTTTAATCCTTTGGCAATTTCTGGAGTTACCTTGGCAACCAAGCTAACCGCACCCATTGTTCCCATGCCAAGCTCTCCCGGCAAGAGGAACTCGCCTGCGATTCTAGGCCCAGCTTGCTCCTCTGGAAGCTCCGATTCCATTTGGGATGTCAAATCTTCAATGCCTTTTTTTACAAGATCATCTTGTTGTTTTTTGGCTTCTTCAACACTAATACCAGTTCTTGCCGACAATTCTTTTGGCGATTCCATTTCTGATTTAGCGATGAAAGCAAGAGCGTCTTTAGTAAGAGGATTATCAAGCATCCTTCCGTAAACAGTGGGATGTTCCCTGAAATACTCTGCGTGAGCTTGATCAACAAGCCGCCTACCTTTCCAACGCTCAAAACGATCCTCTGGATCAACAAGGCCAGATTTCTCGCCGAGAGCATCAGCCCATGAGAAACCACCTTCTTTTGCTTTTGTAGCTGCCCAAGTAACGCTTTCTGGAAGCTCAAATACTGGAGCCATGAAGGAATATACCGATCCTTTGGCTTTCTGAAGATTTTTTAATGCTTGCTCATCGCTAACAGTCATGTCTGTAGCGTTGATAACATCACGAGCTAATTCACCTGCTCCAAGGCCAACTTTGATTGGTATTTTAGCTACATTCTTTACGACATCAACAGCATCTCCACCGAGATTATACCAATCTTCCCACGATGTTGGAATGGATGGCATTTTAGATTTTTCAATCTCAAATATCTTTCTAGCCTGTGCATCATCAAGCGGAATATCTTTTCGAGCTTGAGCTACCTTATACTGCTCATCATCGCTTAATGCGTTGAACAAACCTTTATCTTCGTCATCAAGTTCGTTTGATCGTTTGTGAGAAATAGCATTAAGAAAAACATCTCCTCCAGATATTGTAGTGGGAGGCTTTTCTTCTAAAGACTGCTGTGCTGTCTTGAAGAAATCTGTTTTAGGTTCTTGCGGAGCTAGTTCAGCAGATACTTCTTGCTTAACTTCATCAAGAATGCTTTTCGGCTTTTCTTCTGGTTGTGCAGATAGCTCAGATTCAACCTCTGACCTAATTTCATCAAGAATGCTTGCCATCTTTATTTGCTTCCAAGAAAGGATTCAAGTGATTCGGTGGTTTCTGTAGTTCTAGGAGTCGCAAGTGGGAATTGAGGAGCAGGTGGTGGAGTGGCTTGCGGTGCTGGTTTTGGAGTTCCTTTTTTCTGCAATTGTTCTTCACGAACAAGATTGTATAATTTTTTACGCAAAGCAAGGAATTCAGCAGAATTTCTTTGCTCTAAAGGAAATTGCTCAAGTTGCATTGACAAACTTCCAATTTCATCAAACTTTCCTTCTTCAGCTTTAACTTCTGGAATATCAAATTTTACAACAACTCTTTCTGGATCAAGTTTGTATTGTTTTGCCAAATCAGAATATGATTTTTTAAGACCTTCATATTCTCCAAGTCTTGAATCATATTGTTTTTTAGCTTGATTTAAGAAGTCTTTTCTTTGCGATTCAGACAATATCTGTCCGCTTACAATTTTGTTATATGAAGCAATAACTCTATCTGGAACTCCTCCAGCATTTTGAGCATTTGCATACTCTCCTTCCCTTACTGTTGACGCTGGATCAAGGAGTTTCATGTATCCAAAAATCAATGACATATCGCCAGCGGCAGATGGTTCCATGCCAGATGTTTTTATGCTTCTCCATGCACTTTGGATTACTTTAAAGTCTTTTGTTTGACCGATATATTCATCACGCAATTTCTTTTCAGTATCAAAGTCCGCTCCCGCTTCAGTCTTTTTTTGTTCAGCAGAAATTTCAGCGGGTGTCATTTTTTCACGAGGAGGAACACGGAAGAATGGTTGCCCATTTTCATCAATTTCAGCAGTGTATGTTCCGGGCTTGAAGCCGGGAATATCTCGATACGCTTCAGCTTGAGCTTGTGCCTCTGTGTCAAAGTCGCCAGCACGAGGGGGCTTTACTTTTTCTTCTTTCTTAGGCTCTGCTTTTTCTAGCGAAAGTAATCGTTTAGGCTCTGGCTTCTCTAAAGCAGCAGGAGTAACTCCATATTTTTCAAAGGAAGCCTTTATTTCTTCTTCTTGTTTAGGAGATACAAGACTGGAAGTAACCTTACCAAGAGTCATTGATGGTGGTTCAACTTCTGGCATTTTAGAAATTGGCCCAGCACCAGTAGATGCAGTTAATTCAGATGCTGGCAATCCACTCAAATATCCTACATCCCTTGATACATTTTCAGCTATTCCCTTTGCATAATCAGGAGTTATGCTGCTTGTTGTTGGAGGTTCAATTAATTCAGCCTCTGATGGTGTTAAAGAAAAATTAATTTCACCTGATGTGTCTTCACCCTTTTCTGGAAGAGGTTCATCATCAACCATTGGAATCCTCCTTTTTGCACCAGATGGTAGAGGTGGAAGAACAGCATTTAACCTGTTTTCAGCAGACTCGGTTTCTGCTACAAGTTTGCGGGTTTTTAATGCTTCAAGATATGGATCAAGTTCTTTTGCCCTAATGCCAGCAATCGCAATCTCATGTGCATACTTGCGCTTCTCCTTAGCTTCCTCTTCCTTCTTCTCATACCTAGCAGTAATCCCACCCAACGCACCTTTAGCGATACTAGAAACAGCACTAGCGATACCTTCAGCGACAAGCTCTGGTCGAGAGGGCTGAACTTGGATAGCTTGGAGTGGCTGGAACTGCAATGCTCCGCCGCGAGTCAAATCAATTGCTGGCAGCGGTTGCAAACCAGCTAGGTTAGCAAATTGAGGAGAGAAGGAATATTCAGCCATTTTTAAGCTCCTCCAAACCTCAAATCACTAGATGAGGGAAGCGAAAACATATTTGCGCGTCTGGATGTCCCATAAGCTCCTTGATTAGCCATGCCACTCAATGCTGGATTAGCGGCAATATTAACAGGGGTAGGAGGAATAGCACTTCCAACTGCTCCCATATTAGCCAAGGACTCTTCACGAGCGCGGCCAAGATCAAACCCACCACCAGTTGCTTGTTGTCCAGCGGTTGCTTGAGCTTGTTGAGCGGCGGCAAGTGCATTGGCATCACGGATAGATTGCATAGAACCCATTTGAGCGAGTTGTTGTTTAGCGGCAGTCTCACCCATTTGTTCTGCTTGTTGTCCAGCGAGAGCTTGTTGTTGAGTCAATGCTTGTCGTTGAGCTTCAGCGGCAGCGGCTGCTTGCTCTTTTTGTTGAGTTTGCATTTGAGCCATCAAGGGAATCATTGGATCGGGCTTGGGTTGCTCAGGTTTAGATTTTGATGGTTTCTTTCCTCCCATATTATTCAGTATTTTAATTTTTAATATTTAGTTTGCTTCTTGCTTCAAGGCAGAGTTCGCCATTCGGCTTAAAATGCCTACAAGCGTCTGGTCTGTCAAAATAAATTGAGCATGATACGCAATTTCCTACAACACCTTGCAGGGCTACGCATCGGTTGTTTTCTGTCTTCATCAAAGGATAGTCTCCTCGTTGCATTTCTTTCGGTATCTTTTCTGCATCCGATCTGTCACGCTTAAAAATCGGCCAAGACCATTTGTAAGCACAGCAAGCACCGCAAGAAATACAGTCTTCACTTGTTACTTCTTCCATTCCACAGGGCGGAATCCAAGATCATCAATAACGATGTCCTCGTATGGAACTATTTCGCTTATATTCGTGATAGTAGCGTCTAGTTTTGGACAATGAACATGGCGACCTAAATGGCGATTAACGCAATTAAAACAAGTAGGGTAGAAGTCAGCATTGAGTGACTTGTCTGGATTGTTCTTCCATTTCCCATTTTCTTTAACATATCGAGTTGGATCAGCCGAAACTCCGCTTTCCTCTAAATACTCAAATATATCATCATCGCTCCAATCACGCATTGGGTATAGCGACACTGGCGCGCCATCAACAATGCGTATATCTTGAGCAAGTGGAACATGACCTTTGATTAGGTCAGTATCTTCATACTTTGTTCCAATATAAACTGCTCCCCACGGCCAGTTGAATGTTCCAGTAGGTCGTTGTAAAAAGTCCGTAACTCCACACAGAAACTTCTCGCCATTCTTTGGCTTCTCTGTTCCTAGAGACAATACAACGCAATTCTGACCCCATTGGAAGTAATGCAGCATATCGAAGCGAACCTCTCCAGTATTGACATCAGGGCCATCTGCCAATGACACCTTCATCGGAGGATATTCATATACTTCCAATCCCCATTCCTTTATTAATTGATCAGAGTAAGCATATCGCTCACGGAATTTTGGCTGACGATACTGAATTACAGGAATCTCAATTTCTGCTCCGTATCGGATAAGATGAAGTAATGCAGTAGAGTCTTTCCCTCCACTCCACATTACAACTGCTCTAGGCCATCTTTTGTTCCACTCTTTTATTCTATTTATTGTTTTATTTATTATGTTTTTATTCATTAAATCATAATTGCAGCACCTAGCGCGGCTCCAGCCACAGCACCTCCAGCACCAATCATTTGACCACTCATTGCATTTTGTGATGCGGCAGTTTGGACAGCAGCTTTATACAGTGCCTCCTCATGCGCCCTCTTGTTTTGCGCGGCAGTCTGATTAGCCTGAGCCAATTCACCAAGATTCTGATTGATGAAGTCTGATGTGGATTGTTGCAGCCTCTGCCCACCAGTAATTACATTTTGCTGGAATTGTTGCATTGCTTGAAAATTAGCTGCTTTCGCCGCCATTTCAGCTTCAATCGCAGTAGCAGGATCAAGTCCACCAATGGGAGCGGGAGTTTGAGCCAAGTATCCCTGCTGAAGCGCAAGATTTCGCAATCTAGCTTGCCGCCCAGCTTCCGTTCCAGCATCATACATTCCAGATGCCCTAATTGTTCCTGCGGCTCCAGAAGAATATCCAGAAGTCAAGCCCTGCTTTTTAGCCAACTCATCCATGCTGCGTTGAGTTGCCTCCATGCTTGTCAACTCAGCAACACGGCTGCCCATTTCTCCACGCATCCTTGAAGCGGAAGGATCGGTTAGCCTTTCAAATTCACGAGAGCGAATTGTATTTTCAATTCCAAGTTCTGATGCCTCTTTTGATACTTGACCAGAATCAAATGCCTGAGTTGCTGGAGGCATCTGCGAATACATTTGGAGAAGTTGTGCTTGATTCTGCAAGTATTGCTGACCAACGCCTTGTTTGGCGGCAATAATTTGATACATTGGCGCATCCTCTGGCCTCTTGATTCCGCCTGTGTTTGCTTTTGCTCCTCCCATATTTTATATTCTTCCGCTACTTGGAGCGTAATATTGCCCTCCTGTTGCAGATGTTTTTGGAATATATTGCTGTCCGCCATATCCAGCAATTGATCCGCCGCCGCCGCCGCCAGCCATTCCTCCCATAGCACTGATAGCAGATGAAGCAACTTGACCCCCAGCTTGTATGTATGCCCCTGTCATTGCATTTTTAGCTGCGGCATTTTGTGCAGAACTATCAATCATAGCTTGCTGCCTTCCAAGATCACTTTGCTGAATAGCATTCTGTAAATTAGAAAGCGTAGAAAATTGACGATTAGCGACATCTGCGCCAGTTTGACCAAATTGACCAACAGTCCCAAGCATTGCTTGTTTATATGCTTCTCCAGATGCAATATTTTGAGCTTGTGCAGCTTGTTTTGCAGCCATGAGTGCCGCTGGAGACAGACCGCCAACTGGTGCTTCTGTTTGAGCAAGATACGCTTGTTGTTGCGCGGCAAGATTCTCCTCGTATGCTTTCTTTGCCGCCAATGCACGATCATACATCGCCGCACGGCCAATGGTGGAATCGCCTAGACCTGTTGCATACTGCGATGGCAAGCCTTGAGTTCGCATATACTCATTCATATATTGGCGAACATTTTCTGGGCTTGTAAGTTGCTCCATTTGCTTTGATTGAGACAAGCGCATCGCGGCGGCTTCTGGGCTTGTCATTTTTTCAAGCTCGCGTTGTTGAGCAAGATTTGCCATTCCAAGCTCTGCGGACCCCTGCGAAATCTCTCTTGGATCAAATGTTTGAACTTGTGGAGCCATTTGAGCATATTTGCTCAACATTGCCGCTTGCTCATCCTGCTGTTGCTTCTGAACTTGCATCATCATCTGCATGACAGCAACATCCCTCGCTGGATCGCGTGGCTTAATGTATTTTCCTGCGCTTACTGTTTTTGCTCCACCCATTTTAAGTCAATGAATCGTAACTATAAATCTCCCTATTCATTTTAGTCAATCCTAATTTATTCATAACTTCATTTGTGAACTTAGGACGATCATCAATAAGTGGAACACCAATGTATCCAAGGCCACCAGAAAGTTGAGCGTGAGCGCGCCAATCGCTCATTACTTGGATTACATCCTGCGGCCTTGTATGAGCCGGGTGAAAAGCTGGATAGACAGTAGGAAGGAAAACATGATCAGAATAGCCAAACAACTCGCCATTCCGATAATGAGCGTAAACATTGACATTAGGGTGTTCGACAATTTTGTGGTCAAACGATTCAGCGAAGTCTTGTAGGTTTCCAAATTCAAATGAGTCTTTAGGGATGAGTCGATAGTCGATTCTGGTTTTCATATTTATTAATTTGATCCTACTACAATTTCGTTTCCACTCAATTCAGTAGGAATATAGTTTTTGAATCTTTCAGCTTGTTGCTGGATTGCTTTATTTCTTGTAGCAAGATTTCCACACACAACGCAAGGCAAACAATTCTCTGTGTCGATTGGTATTGGAATAGATGAATAAAGTGGAACAACGGGATCGTCCTTAAAAGGAGTTACAAACCGATTTGGGAATTCAGTAATAGCTACAGATGCGTCAATGATAGATGGCATATTAACAAGGATGTTGAATGCGATACTGCTGCGCCGCTGCGTTTGCGGCTTGTTCTGCAAGTATTCCAGCTTGTTCTTCAGCGTGAGAAAACGAAACAGTTGAAAGGAATGATGCCGCTGCCGTAGCTGAGATTGACGGAGATGAAGGGCAGGTCAATGTCACAGTTCGATACACTTTAGCATACCAAGATTTTTGATCTGGTTGTGGCGTGTCATACGGGCTAGGAAGCAAATCAATAGTCAGCGTTTGTCCATCTTGAGCAAGAACGCAAGACTTTGTTTCGTCCGCTTGCGGAACACCAGTTGAACGCTCGCTCCACGGGTCTTGGAACATACGAACGACTTCTACTCCAAACTCTCCACACCATTCAACTAGCAAAGAAAATCCCTTGTCAATGTCCGTTGTCAAATGTGATTCGCAAGTCACCGATGTTGCATTTCTGGACGCAGATTCAGTAATCAGTCGGCGATATTGAGAATTAAGAAGACCTAGCTTTTTGATTTCAGCTTCGTATGGAGTATCCATCCATTGGTAATCTTCAGTAACAGCAAGCAATCGTGTTTTAAGTATTCCTTGATACTGCCCCTTGCTACCTCGATAGGAAACATTCACATCAACAGTTCCGCCAATCTCGCAACACTCAAGTTCAGCATAGATGAATTGCTTGTAATCCATGGTGTCACCAAGCAATGCGGTTTCAACTTGAGAATAAATTCTATTAAAAAGTTGAGTCGTTGTTCCGTCAGCATTGATGCTCAAATACGAATCAGCTCTACTTGGTGTGAATGACTCCCAAAGCGAGTTGTAGGAGCCATCATTTGTTGGCGAATAATCCACGCTAAAATGAAAGCATCGAGGCTGACCATTAACAATCCCAGTAGTCCATTCTACGGGCCTTGTTCCAGTCCAGACACCGCACCAAGCTGGTTGCCTTTGCGAGCCAAATTCAGCGGCAACCGCCCAATCCATAACCATCGTTGCTGAATTTAGAGGCTCAAGGTAAGGAATAGAATAAAGTAGATAATTCTCAAATGATGTAGCGCAAATTCCAGACTGATCTCCAGCCATGTATGCTTTTGCTCGCACCATTTCTAGGTCTTTGTATAGAACTTGAGAGGACAGGTAAGCGTTGCCAGCGACATCAGCAGAAACCAATCCACCTTGCGAAAACCACCACATTTGACCTGCTTGGAATGCGATTGATTTTCCAGCTACACATCCAACAGTTGGGAACAAGGTTGTTTGAAAGTTAGCAGTATTTGCCCATGTTGATCTATCGTAGATTCCACTTGCTAGGGCGTATGTTTCCCTATCTGTAAAAACATACAATTTCTGGTCGTTGTTTTGACCAACATAATTTACCATTGCGGTAACTGGCCTAGTAAAAGAAAAGTCTCCTCGACCAGCACCAGTTGTGCGTTCTTGCCAGCTAGTAGGGTCGCCCAAATCAGAAGCTAGAACTACATTCTTGTTGGCTATCCAAAGTCGATTTCCAGAAAATGCCATCCATGTCCCAACTGGAATTTCAGATGATTGGAAGCCAGTTGTATTACTGCCATCCCAATAAGCGGGAGAAGAAACCCCGTCTTGAATGAAAACAACACGATGCGCTGGAGTGATGCTTACATCTCCGCCTGTTGATACATTTGCAGACTGAGTTGCAAGAGCAAAAACAAATTGTTTTACATTTGGATCAAGTGAAATTCCCGACAATTGGAATGGCTTCCATGATTCAGGTTGAGTTAATGGGAATGGACTCCAATATACCTTGCCATTTACAGCAAATACAATGTATGGGATTTCGTCTGCTTCAACTCCATTGCCATTTACATCGTAAATCAAAGTTGATGTTGTTGCAGTGGCAGCCGCATATTGTTTGTTGGCTAGAAAGAGGATTCCGCCTTGGAAATTACCCGGAGGAAGCGACAAGCGCATTGCTTGTCCCGGCCTAGTTTGTGCAATGCCACCACGGAACTGACAATTTACAGCCCACTTCACTTGATTCTCTTGTAAAAACCAAGGATTGCGGACGCTATTAACACCCTGCACCCAGCCAGCATTGGTTTTAACTTGCCTGTCTTTGGTGATTTGAGCAGATTTCATGCTTTTACCACATTACAGGGTCAGTCGTATCGCCATAAGTGATCGAATTAATCTGCGGGACTGACATTGCATGACCATCAATAGATTCTTGTTGGTTTTTCAAATAAGCAAAAGCAATCTGCCAATAGCGAGCCGATTGATCAGCGAAGTCCTTATCTTCCAAATCAACAGCGTGAACAGCGGCAATGATCGCCCTTTCTTGCTCAAGAGGGATAAAGTCATGCACGCTAGAAATACTAGGCGATGTTACTTTGTAGATAATCCTAGCCCATGCACAAGGTTTACCAATGCGAATCCTACGATAGCTTGGGTTGACTTCAGTTGGGTGATATTGCCCAATAAGGGTCATGTCATTGCTACGGCCATAATCCCATGCGTAAAGGCTTACATATCCATCTGTGATAGGTTTCTCAACATGAGCAACGCTTTTAACGAAGATTGGATCGTAAATGGCATCAACAAAGAATGTGGATGAAACAGAGTTGCCAGATGTTGTGTAGTTCCTGCGCCCAGTTGTCGATGCAAGATTGATGGCGTGAGCCGCCGTGTCGTAAAGCTCGAAAGAATTATTATTAATCCTGCGAACATAGTAGTTCGTATTTGCAAGCAATCCATTCGGAAGAACATCTCCAGTATTTGCTCTAGCCACAAGCTGAGTTCCAGTCTCGTAAAGCGACGATGTAGCAACCATACTTGTAGATGGCTGGACATTGACGCTACGAATGATGTCTAGGCTCAACTGACCAATTCCTGTGCTTGTAATAACAACTGGAGATGATCCACTATAAACACGGACAGAATCCCCAATAATTTTTATAGTATAGTCAGTCGATGCAAGAAGTGGAGTTGGCAATGTTCCAGAAGTTGAAAATTGAACAACTTCATTTTCACTCAAGTATGCCGTATTGATTGGCTTTATTAAGTTAGAATCAACCGATGGTGAAACTTGAGTCCGAATTGCATAATATGTCTGACCAGTTCCAAACGAATCAATGTTGATAAGAGTTGTTAAACCAACATTTGAATATGCTTTAGCAAGCGATGTTGATATAATGCTCAAATATGCTGGAGTTACACCATTATCAATAGATGGAGTAGTTATTGGAAGCGAGTAGTCAGTTCCAAAGTAAATTTGTTGACCAGTTGATAGGCTTGTAAAATCACCTAGCCAGTTATTTGTGAAATCAACTCCAAACGAACGAGAAAGGACAACATAAAATGTTCCAGTTGGAGCTGAAGTTATATTTACATCACTAAAATCTGCATTCTTTACTGTAAATGTTCCAGTAAGCGTGTTAAGTGGAGTTTCTGCACGATATGCAGTTCCAGAAACAAGTGGAGATGGTAGTGATCCAGTAGAAGAAAAGTTTACAAATACGCCAGTTGATGGAGTTATCGTGACTGTTGGAACAGATGTATACCCAGTTCCAGATGTTATCAGATTAAGTCCAGTAACAACTCCTGCACTTACATTGGCGGTTGCAGTTGCCCCGCTTCCGTTTCCTCCAGTAATTTTAACTTGAGGGGGTTCAGTATATCCAGAACCTCCAGAAATAAGAGTGAAATGCGATACAAATGATGTGGTTATATTTGCGGTTGCTACGGCTTGACTTCCAGCCTTCAACGCGCAAGTCATTGTTCCAGTTGCTGGGCGAGAAAATACACTAATAGTTCCAGTTGCGGGACTTAAAAGCCCACTTTGAACTGTATATGTAAATGTATTTGTCGCTGGTCCAGCAGTTGAAATTGTTACTTGACCATTATATTCTGTTGGAACTGCTCCAGTAATAAGAACACTCTGACCATTGCTAAATCCGTGATTGATTGTTGTTGTTACTGTAGCCGTTGTCCCTGTGCTTGTAATAGAAGTTACAGCAACATCATATCCAACTGAAGCATTTAATGTATATGTAAATGTATTAGGACCAGTGGAATTTACAATATATGTTCCATTGTATCCAGTTGGCGATGCTCCAGCAATTGTAACTTCATTTCCACTTGTAAAACCATGTGGATTTAAAGTTGTGCAAGTTGCTGTAGTTCCAGATGATGTAAGCCTTGTTATTGAAATTGATGGATTTACTGGAGGAGGATCAATTGTAATCGAGGGAGGGGCTGAATATCCAAGGCCCGGATTCGTGATTACAATTCCAGTAATCGTATTATTAATAGCACTGCGAACAGCATATCCAGTCGCTGTTACTGGAGTAATAGGGCTTCCAACTGGCGGGGTTGGTGGAGCAGAGAATGTTATATTGGGAGTCGTTGTATATCCACCGCCAGCGGCAGTAATATTCACTTCAGTCACAGAACCAACAACAACAGCTTGGAAATTTGCTCCAGAACCAGATGGTGTTCCAATAGAAAGTCCTTGGGCCGTGATTTGACTTGTTGTTCCAACTGTAGATGTTGCTTGAATCAGCTTAACAAGAGAGTTTGTCCCTGCACCAGCAGTAATTAGCTTAATCGGATTAACAAAGTTTGTCGGGGATGATGCAAGCGCATCGGCTTGATTTTCATGCAGTGAAACAGAAAAGTCATCAATGACATTTACAAAGTAATTCTGATTGGCAATCAATGGTTGCGGCAATGTTCCACCAGATGTGAATGCTTGAACTTGGTCTCCATCATTAAAATAATGTTTGACAGAAAAAACCAGCTTTGTTTCTGGAACAATTTCCTTACGAATATCAATGTCTATTGGACTTGTTGAACCAGTAGTATAAATTGGATTCGTGTTATTCTGAGCATCAGAAAGACTCGAAAATATGTTCAGATGAGTTGAATCAATTGGTTGAGCAAAGTATGTCTTGTCTGCTTCTAGTGGCGCGGGAAGAGGAGTATTTGGAAATACAACTTCATTTGGCGAGTTAATTGCAAATGTTGGAGCAGATGCAAATTCCATTGAAGTTACTACGCTTGCATTCCTGCGATCTTGCAACTGCATTGACCCAAATCCGACAATAGATTGCAATGAGATTGGATATTGCAATGCTTGTGCATTTAAAGAATCATTGAATAACTGAACAGTATATGCGTCAATTACTCCAATATAATATGTCTGACCATCACTCAGCGGAATCGGAATAGTGCCAGAAATAAGTCTAGCAGACATTCCTTGGCCCGATGAAAGACCATGAGGAGTTGTAGTCGTAAAATTTTTAATAGGAGTGATAGAGACATTGCGTGTTGCAATTGTTGCATCATCAGGCGCAATCGTGCCATATTGGAAATCTTGCTGTGAATGAATGGGTATCAATATTCCGTCAACACCAGCCCCATTTGGCATCTGCGAGCGAAGATTGCGATTATTCTGGTCAAGACCAAGAACGCGAATCTTCTTGCCAACATCATTGTTGCTTTCAGCTACAGCAATAAGCTGTGAAGGCTGAATGATGTCCATGAGTGTCGCAACATATCCGCGATCATCCCAAGCCCATTCAACGGAATTAAACATTCCGCCTTTATTTACATGGTATTGAAATAAACGATTACGGAAGTATGTAGGAGAACCATCAATGTTTACAGCTAGAGGAACATCAACGCCTCGCGGAAGCGCAAGGCTGCAACGATCCCAGCCAGTGCATACATCAACTTCAGCCGTTGCGTGAGTCCAATGTCCAGATTCAAGTAGAGTCTGGACGGCTTGCTGAATTTTACGAAAGACTTTATTTTCGTCTGTCGTTCCTAAAATTTCAGCGCATTCATCGAAGATTTGCGAGACAAACATGGCGCGACATTATCGCATCGAACCTTCTGCCGCAAGTGATTTAAGAAACTCTTCGTCTTCAGCGGTTGCAACAGCCTCTGGAGCCATTTCTTCGGCAACAGCAACGGCTTCGCCACCCTTTTGAGCATCAACTTCAGCCTTGAGGGTTTCAAGGCCAGATTGGAGTTGGCTAACGAGGGTATAGATAGAATCAAAAGCATCAGATGGCATTTGAACCATAACCTTGCCACCAGCAGGAGGAGCCATGTCAGGAGTTGGTGCGGCCATTTCCCCCGGCATCGCTTCTGGTGTTGGTGTTGGAGCCTCAGTGAGCATTTCGTTTTTCTTAGCCATAAAATTAATCTTCGTATTCTTCTTCGTTTTCTTCTTCGCCTTCGGCTTCTTTCAAGCCTTTTTCAATAGCGTCCTCATCATCCTCTTCTTCCTCCATCATTGGCTCCATCTTGGATTTGCCATTGGATTTAATGCCGTGGATTTCAAGTTCTACGCAATAGCATTTCTTTTCTTCGCCATCGCGCATGATTGTCTCTTTCTTCTCCATGACTTTCTTGAAGTGAATGACAGCAGTTCCTTCTTTTGGAAAATCCATCAACTCTTTAGCATTGCTAAAATAGAGAGAAGGATAGTGAACAGAAGATGGTTCACGCTCAATTTCAATAGCCATCGCTGGCTTCATTTCTTCGCCAAGGTCAACAAAGCCCTCTGGCAAACTTACTTTTTTGGATGTGTATGGCATATTAATAATTTAGCAATCTACTGCGTCTGCGAAATCTGGCAAGGTTTTTAGATGGAGATATGCTTGTTTAATCGGGTTTTCTCCGTTGAGGTCGTAGTCGCAGTGTTTTATTTCAGACTTAAATAAATTAGTATGCAGATTATCTTTATAGCTTGATATTGAGAAGACAATAGAATTTTTATTATGTAGACTAATATTCTCAACACGATGATAAGCATCAGTTGCCGTGAATCCTTGCGGTGTAGTTGTTGTTAATTGTAGTGCCATAATTTTGTTTTCTAATATATTATTCTGTCCAACATATTCCTTGAACTGTTAAAGTTACTGGTATAGTTCCAGTAACACCAAATGTTGTTGCGTCTGATGTATATGCAGTTACTTGATAGGTATTTAGTGCTGCTTGTCCAGTAATGCAGGCAAATATTTTTGGATTTGTTACTGTAGTTCTATTTACATTATATATTAATGTAGCAGTAAGTTGAGTTCCATATACATTTCTACCAATCGTGACGCTTGTTACTTCTGTCGTATTTGCTGAAGTTACATTCAATGATGCATATTGTGATGTTGGTTCAAGAATAAATTTAAAATCTTGATAACGATTGGAATTTAATGCGTTAAATAAAAATGAAACTGTTGGGAATTCATTCATTCTATTTCTATCTAATGTTATTCCAGTATATGTTCCAGCAAAATATAATATTCCATATGTTGGAGTATTTGCTGATACTCCAGTATTGTTTAAGAAATAATTATTTCTCAATACAGTATTTGTGACAGTAGTGCTTGGAAAATAACAATAATATGTGCTTAATCCTGATCCATCTGGTTGTATACCATTAATTTTATTATTTTCAAAAACAATGTCATCACAGTTTGCTCCAATAGAAATGCCAGATCGCCAGCTATTTTTTATGATGTTGTTTGATGCAATGCAGGTTTTAGTTTCTGTAACATACAAACCGCCATTGCTCGACGCATAACCTCCGCCTCTAATAATTTGATTGCCAGTAATTGTTATATCTAGGTTAGGCATTCCTGCTAGACCTAGCGATGCAATACCCAAAGATGAGTCTGCTGCCGCAAGATTACCTTCTACAATGTTGTTTGAAAAGACAATTGTTTCTGATGGTTGTCTGTTTGTTTCTGTAGCATCATCATATTGTGCATACATTCCCTTTTTGCAATAGTATACTTGATTGCTGTCAATAATGCTTTTATATCCTGCATGGATGTCAATGCCTGTCCATTTCGTAACATTGGAAACTACATTATTTGTAATCACACAATTTGTTGATCTTGCAGAATTTGCTATTGTTTTAGTCGCATCTCTTGTAATGGAGATTCCATACCAATTATTAGTTGCACTAGCAGAAGAGTCAATATTTCTTACTCTATTTCCATCAACAATTCCATGAATTACAGATAACAAAAGAATACCAGCATATCCGCAGTAAGAAATGTTATTGTTCAAAACCCAAACATTTGTTGCATAGTTAACTCTAACACCAAAACCAGCTACTCCGTTAATAGTGCAATTTTGGATTTTTATGTTTTGAAATTGAGTTGGAGTTGATGTTCCAGAAATAGTAATTGCGTTGTCTGCGTCATTAGTTGTCGGAATCAATGTATCAACACTAGCACCCAAAAATGTAAGTCCATCAATTTCTACATCGTTTGATGCAATATTTAAAATTGATGTCCCAGTTACGGTTGTTTTCTTGAGTGTACCCAAGCCAAATAATTTTGTTTTTGAATTAATGTTAAGGGATGAAACAATGTATATTCCTTCTGGAAAAACAATAGATTTCCCAGTATTAATCGCGGCTTGAATCGCAGCAGTATCATCCGCAACCCCATCTCCAACCGCGCCAAAATCTTTTACATTCACTACATCAGCGAAGCGATTTGCCAATGTCCTTGCTACTGCTGCCGATCCATTTCCAGAACTTGCTCCAGTAGTAGCTGCCGTGAACAAAGACCCAACTACATAAGTTTGTCCTGTTGTTCCAGCAATTGTATTCCATTGCGCTTGTGTCGTTGTTCCAAGAGAAGTAATTTTGTATTGCTGTCCAACAACGAATGATCCTGCGGATACTCCAGTTGATCCAGTTGCAATAGCCGTAGCACTTGATGCGTTACCAGAGATGTCTCCTCCAGTTACATTGCCTACAAAGCTATTTGCCGTGACTACGCCAGCGTTGCTCACAGTCATCTGGTCTACACCACCTACCCCGATGATTGCCTGTGTTCCGTCTACTGATGCTTTAATGTTTGCGCTCATAGTGTATTAGCAGTCTACCGCATCCGCAAACTCTGGCAAGGTTTTAAGATGTAGGTAGGCTTGCTTGATTGGGTTTTCTCCGTTTAGGTCGTAAGAGCAGAAATTCCTTTCAGAACGAAAGGCTTGAGATTCTGATTCATCTTTGTAACTTGATACCATAAAAACAATAGAGTTTTTATTTTGTAAACTAATATACTCAACACGATGATAAGCATCAGTTGCGATAAATCCTTGCGGTGTAGTTTTTGTTAATTTTAGTGCCATAGTTTTGTTTGTTTGTTAAACTTCTTCTATTCCAACTATCCAATTTGCTGTAGCGGTAAATGTTGCTGTCCAGTTTGCGTTACTGGTCGAAACTAAAGCTGGCCTAATAGCTGAAGTTGTAACGCTGTAGCCAGTGACTCCAACATTTTCACTTGCTGGATTTGAAAATCCTGTTGTTCCTCCAATAGAAAAAGACGCTTGAGGAGTTTTAGGATAAAAATATTTATAAGAAATTGGTGATGCTACTGTAAATTTTGTTCCACTTGATGCTGCCATATTTAAATATCCAGACTGACGCATCATGCGTTGAGGAATATTGCTATATGCACCACCCATTGGAAGGTGTAAATAAACTCCGCTTGGGAAATTACTAATATTATCTACAACAATAGCTTGTGAAAGTGCGCTGCCTACATTAACTCCAGTTCTCAAAATTGCACCCATAGCATTTACATTTGCTGTTAATCCATTAATATAAATATTTACATAAGCAGAAGACCCGTTGTTTGCCATACGCAAAACATCTGTTGCAGAACTTTGTCCAGTTCCTTCAATATGACAATTATTTATAATAATAGATACAGTTTCATTTGTTGAACTCTCAATTGCTCCACCATTACCACCAAAATCAATTATGCTTCTGCTTATTACTGAAGAATCAGCAGCTGTAATTAGTGTGCAATTTCTTACTGAAAAAGTTCCTCCTTTTAATTCAGACGCATATACAACAATACCATTATATTGATTCACAATTGTGCAATTGTCATAACCAGTATTTTTACCAGCAATAGCAGCACCTTGATAAATTTGACAACCTTGATAATATACATCTTCAACATTCCCGTGCATATCAGCAGAAGATACTTGAGAAAGAATATCATTGCTAATAGTTGAATTTGAAATGCGTATATTTCTATTGGTAACGGCACAAGGATAATCTCCTCCACCAATTGCTATTCCATGCCGTCTACCATAATAGTCTCCTCCAGTAACTTGAACTTTTTGACTATTGCCAATAGTCAATCCGTAATCATCCAAAGTTCCTGTGCCTTTGTTATACATCACGCAGTTCGTTACCATTGCGCGGTAGCAACGATCAATAATAATACATTGATAGTTTTCGTTGTAGGCAGATATGTTCTCAAATATAGGCTTATCGCAAAACGATACTTGAATAAGCCCAAAGATGTTTGCTCCACCAACAATCCTAAAGTTTTTAAATGAAACTTCTGGGCTTGATAATTTGTATGCTTTTACTGTTGCTGGAGTGTAGCTGTCATAAAGTGGATTTGTTGTTGTAGCGTTCGAACCACTTGTCCCACGGCATTCAAGCCACTCACCAGAATAGTAATATGCTCTTACACTATTCCATAAAACAGCATTGTCAAACAAGCAGAATACATCTCCAGTTGTTAATGAAGGTGCGCTGGCAAATGTAATTGTTAAACTTCCCTTGCTTGCGCTTGTTACATTTTGTATTTGTGTAATTGATCCAGTAACAGTAATTCCAGAAGAACCAGATGCTATTCCACTAAAATCTAATATAGTTTTTTCACCTTCACCTAAAATATTTAGGTGTCCAGTAGTAGAAATAACAGATGATATTTTATATGTTCCAGCAGGGAAAAATATTTGTTTTCCGCTTGTTGCAACAAAAGCAACGGCGTTTTGAATTGCAGTTGTTGTAGCTGCCGCATTTGTGCCATCATTAAATGCTCCAAAATCCAATACATTCACCACATCAGCAAAACGATTCGCAAGCGAGCGAGCGGTTGTGCTGCCTGTAGCGGTTGCTGTAAGCGAACTACCATTCCCGTTCAATCCAATGAAATTACCAGAGATGTCTCCTCCAGTTACATTGCCAAATAGTCCAGATGTTCCGTCGAGAATTAGTGACATAATATTATACGATTGTGTAGGTGCTTCCTGATGGAACTGTTAATACAACTCCGGGGTTTACTGTGATTGGCCCTGCTGACATTGCATTTTTGCCAGATGTAATTGTGTAATTTGTTGTCATTACTTGGTCGTTTTCAAAGAAAAGACGATTTGTTCCGCCACCAACAGGCTGGTCTCCAATGCCAGTCCAAGCTGTGTTGTTGTAACCCTCAAATTGATTGCGATCAGTATTAAAACGAACAAGGCCAGTCTCGCCAGTTGGACGAGTTCCAGTTGTTCCTACAGGAAGTTTAATCCAGTTAAATGTTTTATTCCCTGTGATTGTTTGAGCAAGAGTGTTATTTACCGCATCTCCAAGAACTGGGAGTGTAAATGTCTTTTGACCTGCAATTGTTTGAGTAAGACTGCTGTTTACCGCATCGCCAAGAACTGGAAGAGTAAATGTTTTCTGACCAGTAATTGTTTGAGTTCCATTAATCGTAACAGCATTAATTAAAGATGGAGCAAGAACATCAAAATAACGAATGATGTAGCAAAGCAATCCTTCGTCTGGCAACCTTGGGAACCCATCAATCTCGGCAGTATTGTTTGGATCACACGGAATATTCCAAACTACTCGTCCATCCACAACTGATTTAGTAATTTCTCCGTAAAGAGCGTTTACAAGATTGGAAATTAGCGATGGAACCGATTCTGGGGAAATCGTAGGATATGGAATGTCGGGGCAGCAAGTGCTGACATAGGTAGAATTATTGCAATTGCAGGACATAATTTCTTTGATTTAATTGTTTGAAATTACTTTGTCAAAACATATCAAGAAATCTGTTCCATTTCTTCGTAACTTTCCGCCAAAAGCGTCCCCATGTCTTCGACGGCTTCTTCCTCAAGATCAGGGAACCTTGCATGAAGCAATTCATGGCAGAGAACATTTAACATTGACCTTTCGCATTTTGGATTGATGAAAATAGTTCTACTTGAATAGTCACAAATTCCATCGTTATCGACTCCGTTTGTCTTTCCTGCGTGACCCAATCGTATCTTCCATGACTTTCCGTTGATTGTCTTTTTGATTATTTTCTTTTTCATGGAATTTGTAGTGAGGAATCCTCATTATACGATCTCTTTTAATCAAGAACTTCTTCTCTGTAACATATCCAAGTTCTTTTCCAGTTTTTATTTTCTTCTGGACATTACTTATAGTCACTCCCCACATTTTTGTTAATTCAATAGCGGAATACCAGCCGTCAGGAATTACATCCAATGGCATAGATTCTTGCTGGATGATTTTTAGGAAATCATTTGGTGTCATATGGGCAATCTCCATATATCTCCCTTTGCGCGTTGTGTAATTTGAAGCGAGGATTGGTGTAGTGATTCGCAATACTCGCCCCACAACCATCCTTGACACCAACTGAATGTGCTTCTGCGATTTTTAGCATATTCTAATGCGCCGCGAGCAGTAAGTGTCCCGATATTGTAGCAGGTTCCACCATGATATGTTCTGGCATTCTGAATTGCTACACGATGGGTATGCCCCATGATTATCTTGCGCCTATTCCTATCGCAATACTGCTCCGCCATGTCTCTAGCGGCTGATTCACCAAAGCAAGTTCCATGCGTGAAACCCATGTCTGCAATATCAACAATTTGTTCAATACCAGAATATGGAATGAGACGAGCTTTTAGTTTTTTTGATGTATCTTCAATCGCGCAAACAATCTTGTGAGCGCAATATTGTGTTACAGCATTTTTGCTATTCGTGAGCTTCCATGCTCTATCTTCGTGATTTCCACAAAGTATGTATGGGTCTTTACATCCAGCCATCAATTCGCGGAGATGAGTTAACCCAGTATCAATGTCTGGAGTTACCTCATCTCCATCGCTTCCAGAACCAGCACCATTCGCCATCAGCGCAGACATATCAATGAAGTCTCCTAGATGAAGAATTGTATCTGGTTTGTATTTTTCTTTGAAAGACATTACTGCCTTCCATGCTTCGCGGTCACAATAACGAGCATGTGAGCAAGACACAGCTAGTATCCGCTTCCACTTATGATTTATGTTTGCCATTTATTTATTGATGGAGCCGCTTGGATTAATACGAATTAAATCTTTTACAAGAGTTTTTTTTCTTACTTTTCTCCAAACGCCATCACCAGACTCTGAATCTCGCTCGCCTTTTCCATTCGTATTTCCCTCTAGTGTTTCTATCCAGATTCCATTGTCACTGACAACAAAACCAACATGAGAGAAATCAAATGTCACAATATCTCCAAGTTTCGCTCTGTCTTTTTCAGAAAAAACACGAGTAGTATTTGGACGCTTTTTTGCCCATGCAGTTAAGCCATAAGCAAGCGCAGTTTTTGGTCGCCACTCTTCTGGAGTTCTGTTTTTCAGATTGAGCCATTTAGCAACTTGAGAGTCTTCAAGCCATTCCTTGATGCACCAATCCGTAAAAGCGGCACACCAAGGCCAAGCACCCGGAGCAAGGTCTGTTGCGGTTTGATATTCACGGATTTTATCTCCGCGATTATTTCCGCCAATTTCTCTAACGCCAACTTGCGATTCCGCAATGGCAATTAGTTTTTCTAACATTTATTTTTTATCTTTGCGGATGATATTGATGAGTCCAACGAGGCTCAATCCAGCCGCCAAAATTCCCTCTTGCATTGCGGGATCAAGTTTAACGCCAAGAGCAGTCGCCACCAAGATTAGCCCACGCCATGTGCTATTTTCACTCAATTTCTCAATCAGAACATTTACGATTTTCATATTATTTGTCTTTTATTGTTTTTGAGAAGTGTTCCCAAGCATACATCACACTTGGGTCTTCTGCTGGTTTATCTTCTTTTGGTTTATCTGGGTCGATGTATGGAATGTAGGATACTGCCAGCTTTAATTGAACTGAACCAAGCTTACCTTGATTCTGTCCTACTGGAGGTATTGGAATATTGACGCATGAATTAAGCGCAAACGCAAGCAGAATTATTCCAAGAGACTTCACTTGTCTTTATCTTTTTTGAATTTTGCCAACATTATGTAGATAGACACCCATGCGGCAGCAATCGCACTCAGAGAGGCTAGGATACGGAACCAAATGTCAAGTTCTGGGAGCATAGATACTGCAACAGCAAGCACGCTATAGATCGTGCCAGCATACCCCGTTCCATGTGAAAATCCGCTATCTGAGTTCATTATATTCTACTTCGATTGGGTTGATTACATTTTCTCTTTGGATGGTTTCTATTTCTGAATTTTTATGGTTTTTATCTCTATACTGAATTGCTTCATCCATATTCAAAAACTCAATATATCCATTATCTAAAATAATTTTGTAAACAGTTATCATGGATTAAATGGTATTGGTGAAGGAGTAAATTTTTGATATATGAAATCTAAATCAAAACGAACATATCCAGCAACGGCAACCTGTTTTTGCAAGAATGTGATAACACCCATGTAGGCATTTGGAATATTTGTGGTATGTGTTGCGACAATATTGTTGTTTATTTTTGCGACAACACTCAATCCATCTGTTGCAAGAATAAATTCAAAGCTATTCCATGCGTCTTGCAGAATTGAGAATCCTGTGTTTGTGAGCGTTTCAACTCCTGCGCTTCTTGTAACAAATGAAACAGAATTGCTATTTATACATTGAAAATAAATTCCATTGTTTGGCAGCGCATTTATGACATCTCCAATTCCCGTCCTAAATGTTCCTTGTATTGTTCCATCAAACATATCAGCAGAAATTCGCATTGCTCTGCTAATATGACGGAACTCTCCAATTCCTTTTGGAGAAAATGAAATAGTATTTCCAGTTTGATTTATTCTGGCTCCGCTATTTGCGGTTGTGCTATTTTGAGTTTCTATTCTAAAAATTCCAAATCCATTGTATGTTGTTGGATTAACATATGCTGCCGATCCTCCAGCAACACCAGCACCAGTTAATTGCAATGGGGATGATGAGCCATTGAAATGATCCATTGCTTCAAAGGCATAGGCAAGATAAGATGCCCCAGTCGCTCCAGTCGCTCCATCAGGACCAGTTGCCCCTGTCGCCCCCCTAACTCCAGTCAACCCAGTAGCTCCTTGAGGACCAAGCTGATTATACATCACCTGCATTACTGTGATGATTACTGATGGAATTGCGGGAGCAGGAGCAACTGCTGTATTGTGGTCAATACTGATATTTGTATTATCAGTTGACCACATAATCTGGAAGTTATCTCCAGCAGTAAAATTATCCATGAAGTCCCATGCCGCTACGACATAAGGATTGTTTGTTGGGACTGAAATTCTAGTAGCAGATTCTGGAATATCTGTTCCATTTTTACGGAACCAGATTTGGACTGTATTGCCAGAGCCTCCACCGCCATTGTTATGAAATTGAGCAGAGAACTGGATGTCGTAAGTTCCCGTGCTTGTAAAAGTAATTTGAGAACCGCTAACAACTGATACACCATTTTCACCAACGATATTGTTTACAGTCATCGCGTAGGCCGTGCTAGGCAATGCGGCAACTTGGTCTACATTGCTGAAATACGATCCGTAGTATCCAGAAGCACCACCAGCACCAGTAGGGCCAGTTGCTCCTGTTGCTCCAACGCCTGTTGCACCTGTAGAACCAACGCTTCCAGTAGCTCCAGTAGAACCGATTCCAGTTGCTCCTGTGCTTCCAGATAATCCAGTAGCACCTGTGGCTCCAGTAGAGCCATTAGTTCCAGCAACACCAGTTGCCCCTGTCGCTCCAAAAGAACCAGTAGCACCCGTGGCTCCAGTTGATCCCGTAGCCCCATCATTTCCAGCAATACCAGTAGCTCCTGTAGCCCCATCATTTCCAGCAATGCCAGTAGCTCCGCTTGCTCCTGTTGCGCCTGTTGACCCAGTATCGCCAGTCAGTCCAGTAGAACCAGTAGCCCCAATCCCTGTAGCTCCAGTCAACCCTGTTGATCCTTGAATCCCTGTAGCACCAACCAACCCAGTCGCGCCAGTAGCACCTACTCCAGTAGCCCCAGCATCGCCAGTTGCTCCAGTTGCTCCCGTTGGACCGCCAGCAGGCCCTGTAGCACCAGTCGCACCAATTGCTGCGCTGGCTTGACTTCCAGTAAAGTCAAGTTTACTAGTAAATGGATTAAATGTGAGTGCCATAATTTATTATTAGTGTTTTTTTTGTAAATTTGTCAAATATTCACCTATAATTCAATCTCAAGTGGCTGAAGGTTTGGGAGAGTTTGGAAAGTCGATAATGGCTCGATCTCTGGGTCTTCGACTTGCGGGAATGGCAGTCCGAGGCGAGTGATCTCAGCCTCACACTCCTCTTTTGTTCCGACAAACAAATTGCCCTGAGTTGAAGTAGTTCCTTGCGCTTCGTGCAAATAAATAATCTGCTGATTGTTGTAAATCAGTTGCCAAGGGCCTTGGTCACTAACAGTCCAGTTGGGGTTGATAATCATACGATGGTGAGAGTTGAGTTTGAGTAATCGTAAGTAGCCGTCTTACCCCCTGCGTTAGTGAGGGAGATTGTCAATCCGGTGGTTGCTGTTGAGCCGGGAAAGAATCGGTAAGCCGCGCCGCTCGTAGGGGTCACATTTGCAAAATCAACGGTCAAAGAAGTCGGCGAGTAAGTGGCCGTTCCCGTGATGCCGCCAACTGCTTTGGCGACTCGGATCAATCCTGCCGAAATAGCTGTCGCCCCAGTGAAAGTATTTGCCCCATTAAGAACCAGCGTGCCAGAGCCTTGTTTCGTTAGCCCGCCGCCACCTATGCCATCGGTCAGTGCGCTATTGATTGTTAATGCGCCTGCCACATTGAAAACGGCTCCGCCAGACTTAACAATACACGATACTGTTGATGGTATCGTCATTGCATTAAGACTTGTGAATGCTCCACCGTTGAAATTTATAGTCGCTGGTCTAGCGGTAGTAACATGCGTTATGCCAGTAGTTGTCAGCGTTCCTCCATTTACATTCAATACAGCAGATACACCAGCCCCGCTTCCGCGATTTAGAAAAAGGCTACCCGTATTGATTGTTCCTGTTCCAGAAACGGTTAAAGTCCCAGCGCCAGTTCCACCACCGCACTCAATGCCGGGTGTTGTGAAAGTTCCCCCTGATACATTCAACAAGCAGACAGCGCCAGCCAACCAAGTTCCACTAGTGCTAGTGCTAACCGTCCCGCCAGTTTGATTGAATGTTCCGTTGCCACCGCCGTTATCACCAAGCATCATTCCGCCATTAAGTGTAACAACTGCTGATCCACTTACATTTACGGTTCCTGTATTTCCTGCACTGCCTGCGAGTTGAAAGCTACGCACACCGCTTCCAGTAAATGTCTGTGTAAAATTACCGCTGATATTTAATATTGGATTAGCTGAACCATTGATTTTGACATCATTTGTTGCAGTATAGGTTCCAGAGAATGTCATTTCCCCTACGCTAATTGTATTGACACCAGTATAAGTATTACCAGAACCAGACATTGTTAATATCCCAGTTCCGGTTTTAACCAGTCCTCCAGTATTGGTTGATCCAAGAGATGTGAAATCAACATTCTGCCCATTTGTATCTATGCGAATCGCGGAAGAATTATTTACAATTCTAGATGAGACATCTGTTGTAATGCCACTTCCATACTGCATCGTTCCACCGTTAAATCGAATGCTCCCAGAACCAAATCCATTAGCGTTGCCTAATCTCAAAGTTCCAGCGTTGATCCTAGTTTCTCCTGTATAACTATTTGATAGACCGAGTATAGTGGTTCCGCTGCCAGACTGAATAAGAATTCCGCTTCCGCTAATAACAGGGAAGTCTGTTCCCTGCGTTATTGTATTAGTGCGGTTAAATGTAAGTGTTGCGTTGTTGGTTATTCCACTGCTTGAGCCAGCCGATCCAGTTGTAGAACCATTCCCAAATTGAAGTATGCCAGCATTGATTGTAATCGTTCCAGAGAATGTATTGGCCTGACGAAGAATCAGTGTTCCAGTTCCATTCATTACGAGATTCCCTGAAACGCTAGGTGCATTTGCTAGAACAGTATCGAAGATAAGCGTAACAGCATTTCCAAATATAGCTCCACCACTTTTAATCAAGCAGGATATAAGCGGCTGAGTTATCGTTAAATTATTAGCGTTTGTAGTAAATGTTCCACCGTTAAAGTTGAATGTATTCGTCCCGCCATTTCTAAACCAGTTATTGCAACGAAATATTCCACCATCTAGGTTTATTACAGATGTTGCAGACACGCCGCCGATACCCCAGCGAAGGTTCCCAGTTAATGCAAATGTCCCAGATATTATGTTTACAATACTTGTCGTAGTTCCACTACCACCACCAATATCATAAGCTGATCCATTAAATGTTCCGCCATTAACATTAAGTATGCTGGCAAGACCAGTCATCCATGTCTCGCCATTAACCTGAAGCGTTCCAGCATTGCAATTAACTGTCCCTGATCCGCCGTTATTCTCTCCAAAGAATAACCCAGTAACAGTCATAGTTCCGCTAGATACAGTTAGCGCGGCTGTTGTCCCTCCATTAAGAGCTATTTGGAAGTTACGCGCGCCAGCCACTGCCGTTTGAGTAAATGTCCCGCTGGATATAATTCCCCCACCATCAAGTCGAACCTGTGTGGCAACAGTTGTTGATCCAGAGAGCGTTTGCGTTCCTGACCCTAACTTAAAGAATGTTCCTGCTGTATTGGTTAATGTTCCGCTGAATGTCGCAGAGTTTGCAGAGTTAAGTGTTAATGAGTTTGCACCACAGGTTAATGTCCCTGAACCCGCAAGAGTGGCAAAGGTGTCCGCACCTCCGAGAGTAATTGTCGCGCCAGACAAGATCGTAACGGCAGACGCATCAGGGATTCTGTTAGCTGTAGATGTAGCGAGAGTCCCAGCGATAACAAGCGTTGGTCCGGTATATGTATTCGCGCCAGAGATCGTCAGCGTATTAGCCCCTAGCTTGGTTAGCCCCAAAGCCCCTTTGGCAGTGTTTGCTATGACATTCGAGTATGTCCTATTGCCTGATGTCGTATCGAAACCTATAGCCGATCCTGCGTTAAAGTTAGTCGTTCCTAGAATCGTGACAACATTCGCATCGGTTACTGCGTTATAGACCGCAAGCGTTGCGCCTGACTCTACAGAATATCTTCCGTTAGCATTCCAACCGGGTAGGGAAGCTATGTCCGCAATCGAAAGAACTCCTGTATTTATCTTTGTCGTCCCCGAGTAAGTATTATTTCCAGACAAAGTAAGTGTTCCCACACCCACCTTTATCAAGTCCACAGCCCCGGACAACGCCGAACTAAATAAAAAATCCGTGTAAACAAAAAAATTCCTGATCGCTCCAACAATCGACAATGCCGCACTTACCACACTGGCTCCAACTCGTGCTGAACTGGAATCCGAAAGTATCATCCCACAATAATATACAAAGTGCTTGCGCTTACGCTTGCGCCTAACGCATTATAGCCGCTTTGAGTGATTTGCACTATATTTGTTAAAGCCGTTGCGCCAGTCATGCCCGTTGTGCTGCTTGAGACGGCCCCCGGAATATCCGATATAGTGAGCGTTACAGCACCAGTGCGAGTGTTTACAGATGTAACTCCAGCCACACTTGCCGTTATGTCAGATAATGTAGCAATCGTTCCAGATGCACTAGGTAGAACGAAAGTCTTTGTAGAACCACCTGCTGTTATTGTGAGGTCGCTATTATTTTGCAGTTCTAAAACCTGACTGCTATCGGGTGAGTAAAGCTCATCGTGAGAATGGACGAGCATTCCGCCAATTTCTTGTATAGCTCCCGTGCTAGGATGTTTAGCGTAGAGTTTCTTGTCAGCGTGATTTATACAAATCTCGCCGTTTTCGAGGTCGCCAGTCATAGGGACTTTAGCAACGACAGTCGATTTTTTAGGAATGATCCTAGGATTTGCCATCTTATTGAAGAGGGTTGCCCCCGTGGGTTTTACCCCACGGAGGACTTGTTTGTTTTATTTTAGTAAACTCCGCCGTCGATGGTGGTTTCGAGAGCAGTAACACGGGTGTCAAGAGCCGAGTCAGCATTGGCGCGAGTGGTCGCTTCGCTAGAAATGGCTCCAGCATTAGTAACAATGTCAGCTTCAGCAGTAGTGACGCGAGCTTCAAGAGCAGTCGCATCAGACTCAACGCCATCAATGCGAATACCAAGAGCGGTGTCTGCATTCGTGCGGTCAGTCACCTCTTGGGCGAGAGCCGCATTGTTGCTAGTAACATAACCAGCAAAAGCAGAATCGTTAGCAGTATCAACGCTGTTGATGAGGCTTACGATTTCAGCGAAGGTGTCTTTGTCAGCGTCAGCAGCGGAAAGGATCGCGTCGATGCGATTTTTCTCCGTGGTGATTTTGCCGTCGAGGGCGGTGTCAGCATTGCTGCGAGCAGTGGCTTCTGCCGAAACAGCAGCGGTGCGGTCGCTGATTTCAGTTGCAAGATTGCTGGCGATAACGCCTTCAGCGGCGGTAGCGCGAGTGATCTCATTGCTAAGATCGGTTGTCAGAACGCCATCAGCAGCGATACGAGCAGACTCTTCAGCGGCGATAGCAGCAGAGAGAGTAGTGTTCGCAGTCGAGACTGCACTATCAGCATAGCTCTTGGTAGCGAAAGTTCCAGAACCGCCAACGGCGAGTGCTGTTCCGTCAGCTTTACCAACGAAGAGGTTGAGGTTTGTCAGGTCGATTGCCAACTCACCAGAAGACAAGCTAACTGGGGTGCTAGAACCGCGTTTAATACGAATGATGGGATTTGCCATAGTTTTTTATTTTATTGTTGTTGTTGTTGTGGTGGTTTTTCTGGTTATTCAGAAAGTTTTAAACTGGTTCTGTATATTCTCCTGCATCAATTTCAGCTACATTTGTAAGTTCTCCACTTTGTATTTGAGCAATTTCATTTCCATTTGGCAGAGTTCCGTCTTCGCTAATTTGAAGCGTTGAATTAGAACTTAAGTCCAGTTTCCCAGTAAATGGATTGAATCTTACTGCCATATTTAAGATATGCTGACATTGACAAGATTGGCATCATTGGCGGTAGGAGGCTGAACAGAATAGGTCAGAGTCAATGTTGCAACAGGAGCAGATGCCTTTTTGTAAACAACAGTAGCGATGTTGTTGGTGACTCCGTAGTAAGTCAAAGAAAGTTCGTCATACTCTGGAATCTGAAAACCTTGAATACTTGCAAGGGCAGTAGATACACTTTGAACACCATCAAGGACTAGGTGGCGATATTTTGCTGTGTCGAGAATAGAAGGAATATCCATAATGGTATTGTAGTTGTTTTGATTTAGTTTGTAAAATGTAAGCTGATTAGGTGAGGGGCGGGTTCGGACCACCCCCCACCGATACCAACTTACCTATTACAGACCCGTAGCAGAGGTCGAGCAGGGGAGAGGATTTACATCAAGCTGACAACGCTTGTAGACGATGGCGCACACATTCTGCGGGCGAATCGGCTGAATCGCACGAGAGATTTGGTAGATGTGCTGACCATAATCACCATAGAGGTTGCAATCGTTATCACGGAAGTAAGTCCACTCAAGTTCACCCATGGCGAGTTGAGGAGCGAACTTGAAGGTTCCCTCACCAACATACTGCTCAGGAATGAGACGCTTGAAGGCTTCACCAGCGATGACGAACATAACTTCGTAAGGAGCATCAACCCAGATTGGGTTGCGGCGTTGAGCAAATCCTGTGTCAACAGCTTGACTAATGATAGGATTCACGAGAACGAGGTTACCGCTGCCATCGAAGCCAGTCGCACGAAGCGGCTGTTGGTCGATACCAAAGGCGAAACCACGATAACCCATGAACTGATAACCACTGATGCTCTCTTCGCCGAGCTTGAAGCTACCAGCGGAAAGATACAGGAGGTCTTCTTTGACATCTGCATCGTTGCGGAAGTTTTCAATCTGGTCGGAGGAAGCAAGAACTTGGAAGAACTCGCCATCTTTGCTGGCGAAAGGCTCTGCAAGCATCTCTTCACGGAGGAAGGTTCCGATACGATAGAGGGTCTTGAAGTTCATCGGAGCATCTGGAAGGTGTGAAGCCCAAGGTGCGCCCTGAACTTGCATATCACCAGTCAGATTCTGAGAGAATGTTTTGGTGCTATTGACAACATACTTGATGCCAGACTGAATCAGGTATTGATAGCGGATGTCGGCGTTGATGAGCTGAAGGATCGTCTTTTCCAACGCAATTTGAGCTTGGAGGTAGGAACCCTTGAAGGCCGTGCGAGCTTGCTTGACACAAACGCGAGGACCAGCACCACGGAGGGTCTGGAGTTGGAATGTGTATTCAGTCGAACCAACTTGATCAGGAGTAGCACCAGCACCGCAAAGCGAGGTGTCATTCAAAAACAAAGGAGCGGCAAGCGCACCAGCACCATTGACACCAGCATTAGATGGAACGGCCATTTCCTCAACAACGCTACGGACAACATCCGAGACATTGGGGAGAGTTCCACCATCAATCGAGTTGATGTATGGGGATTTACGAGCAAGCACGCGGCCAATCTGACCGATGATGCGAAGTGTATCTTTGGATGCAAAGTCTTGAATTGCATTCAAAGGGATAGTTTGACAAGTAGGCATATTATTAGTTTTCTAGTTTTAGTTTTGTTTGTTGTTTTACTCGACCTTTATTCCCATTGCATTTCTGCTAGAGGAGAATCGAGTGTGTTTGGGTTTTGTTCTGCTTGAACTACCCTCCGTTTAGAAAACTTCGGGCGAAATTCAAGTGCGAGGCGATCCATTGCTGGATAGCTTGCAAGTTGTTTTTTCGCCCCGGCACGCTGGGCTTATTGTGCGGCCTGTGATGTGGTTTCTTAAACTACCACGGAGTTGCCATTAACGCATAGCTCGTCGCCGATGTGTGAACTGCTATAATATATTTAGTATTTCGTCAAATCATTTTTTCTGAAAATATTTTTGACAGAGAATAAAAAAGTTGACTCAAGCAAAAACTAAAGTAGCGTAAATGCACATATTGATTTGTCGTAGAATCAATCCAAAATTTCCCCAACTAGAAAGACCCGTCTTGATGACTACGACCATCAGGGCGGGTTTTCTTTTATATGCAAAAACTAAATCCTAAAAACTACAGAAAACTACAAAGAAAGTTAAAAGGCATTGGCGGGTTCAAAATGACTCGTCACGAGTATAGGAATGAATATCTAAAATCAGAAGAGTGGAAAAGATTGCGAGATTCTTTTTTAAGAAACCATGATGGTAATTGCGAAAAATGCGGCAATACGGGAAGCGATATTCATCACATGGAATATAGGTTTCTACGAACAAATGCAGAACAAAAGTCAAGAATGATATTCTTGTGTAGACAATGCCACAACTTGGTTCATTCAGCAATCAAATGCAAAATTCTCAAATTCCCACACTATAAGGATCAAATATTAAAAATAACTGAAGACGCGGTAAAGAATCAAAACAGCAAAAGCAAGAAAAAGCATTTAGTTTCAATGATGCTTATTAGTAATATAGTGAATCATGGATCATGGCATGGAATCAAAATGGCTTGCGGTATACTGAAAATTACAATCAATACATTTTGTTCAATCCCTCCAAATTTAAAGGCAACAAGAGATCAAATAAATCATCTTGAATGGATTGCAAAAACAAAGCCTACATCTGGATTGAGTGAATACGCAAAAGCAACAAAACCTCCAGAAATTAGCAGAAAAGAAAAAGAAAGATTAAAACAAATGAAAATTGAATTAGGAATAAGACAACCTAAAATAGTAAATCCATTCTGAAATACTACACTTATCTTAAATGATAATATAAGCGTGTGTAGTGTTCACCTTTTCTGTAGAACAAATTCAATGAAGGCTTCTACGCGATTCTCGTATGGATATGTCTGATCGACGCGAGTTCCAATCTTGTAATTATAGTTTGTGTCGATTAGCTCGCAGTAGACTATTTCGCAATTAAAGTTTGCCAACCACTCTGGAAGTTTTACATGGGTTGGTGCTGGCGAACCTTTTTGCCACAAAGACCAAGTTGACTTGTGGTCTGGATTGAATCGGCTAGGCCAAATCATGCCTTCGTAGAGTTCCCAAGATGGAATAGAGATAACTGCATAACCACCTTTGCGGAGAACTTTCAGCCAAGACTCCAATGCAGCTTTAGGATCGCGCATATGCTCCAAGCATTGTGAGGCATGAATGAAGTCGAAAGATTCGTCTTCAAAGTATTGGTCGAGATGGTTTGCGTCACCATGCTCCATGTCGAAAGGCCCAACAGTTGCACCTTTGACTGTTATGATGTCATCGCCACACCCAATATCCAATCCAGAGCCTTTGAATATCTTAGAAAATAGTTCTCGTTTTTCTGAGTTAAATCGACGCTCCATTGCCTTGCTTGATTCTTTCATTTGATTAGTTTTAGTGGGTTGATTCCGTCTATAAAGTAATTTGCGCCTTTGTATCTAACAATACTGTCTGGGACATCAAGAGAAGTCTCTTGGATTAGCGGATGATGGAGTCCAGCGGCTATCCAGAATGGAGATGATTGATTTCCAATGAACATATCACTTCCAGCGATAGCTTGAGCTATATCCAGACAATTATTCGTCAAAAATCTATCAACCTTGCCGAATTTATTTACAAAATCACCATATTCATCGTGGACTCCGATGAAAACAGCACGATCTCTGATTTTATCAATAAGTTCCCGCCATGGGAACAAATCATTGCGGTATCTAGGCGACCTGCAACACACAATCTTACCTTGTAAGATCAAGTTTGGCTTAACCTGTAACCATTTTTCTATGCAAGGCTCAACTCCAAGCTCTTTAGCCTGCATTTCAATGATTGTGCCAGTCCCCCAGTATTTTCTGAAGCCACAAACATTGAAATCTATGTTTTTAGGGGCTTTCTCAAAAGACACCCCTGTAATGTAATCTTGTTGCTCCAATAAAGGCTTTATTGACTGGTATCTGAACCCTTCCATCTTCAACTGCGGAGTGGAATTGTGGTCTGTAATTACTAAATGACCACCACCTAGCTTCCGCATAAGTGGAAGGAACGCAATTATGTCCCCAATATGACCAGAATGGAGAAATGTCTTCACGCCAACAACCGCATCACTTCTGAACGCTTCTTTTTGGGAGTGAATTGGCAATGTTTAACCAATTTGTTAGACAAATCTTTATCGACGGAATTTACCATACTCTTTTCCGTCAAATTGAATATGTTTTGATTTATGAATTTAATAATTGCAGCAGAACACATTTCTCGTGTTGCGTAAAACAAGTATGCTGGCTCACCACATAAATACAAAGATTGATTTTTCTCAATTTCATTAGCTTTATCTGGAGTGAAATCAAGATTAAACACATCATAGTCACTCATCCATCCACCACCAGCAGCGTGTAATCCGCACCACCTAGAAAAGCGAGCTATAAGCCAATTAAATTCATCACTGCGCTCACGAGGCAATGTTGCCTTGGAATTAACCATTTTAGCAATGATCTTATTGTAGAGATGAGAGCCTTGAATGTGAGAGTTATTTAACAATTCTGCTTTCCAGCCAAGTTTTTCCCATGACTTTTTCCACAAATTAATGCAAGCGAACTCCTCGTTCTGATCTGCAAGCTGAATGCTAGTGTAAAATGCGTAAATGTTTTTCATAATTAATAACAGGCGTATCCAACATGGAAGACTGGAAGACCAAGATCAATGTGTGGTTGATGTCCAGCTTGTTTTGCACGCTTGCAGAACGAAACATCCTCTCCAGTAACAGAGTTAATCGGATGGAAGTAGTCAAATTCGCCATTCGCGATTGGCGATTTTAGTTCTGGATACTTTTCTTCGATGTCTTGGAAGACTTTTCGATGAACAAGCATACATCCAGTAGCCACCCAATCAACAGGAGCAACCTCATCTTGATATGCGCGAGCTTTTGCTGTCAGAGATGGATCAGAACACATGAGCGGAGCGTCTTTTTGCCTTCCAAAGTATGCTCCACCAATCAATGTTTTGTTAGCTCCGATGAGTCGTTGCAATACATGACGCTGGAGTGGCGCATCTGGCAATGTCCTAGCATTAGAAACAGTTGAACGCATCCAGTTAGGCCGTCCAATGCAAGGAATGATGTCGTCATCAATCATCAGTAGCCACTTTGCGTCTGTCTCAAGGAACTTTTGAGCGATCTTGTTGCGAGAATGATAGATCATCGCATCACCAATCGACATATCGAAGCGAATCTTGTCTTTACCAAAGTCAAGTGCCATCGCAATCAGAGCAAATGCAGTGACTGGATTGGTAGTTTTGTAGCAAGGGAAACCAACAAAGATGTCCCTTCCTGCAAACTCACAACGATATGAAGGCATACCATCTTGATTGCGGGATTGCATGATAGGATTGTTGAATTTCTCTACTTCTTTCTCTTCCACTTTTGGCTTTCTCCCACGCTTTTGAGCTTTAGGCTCCTCTATAACTTCTGTTTTATCAACTTTTTGCTTTTTATTTTCAACTGGCTCGTCGTAATGCGAGAAGTCTCGTTGTGGTTTTTTGGGCATATTACTATTTATAGGTTTACTTTGAACGCCTTTTCTTGCAAAAGGATCAGCAGATTCAAGAGCATTCATTGTAATTTTCTCATCAGGAGACATTTTTGATTCCATATTTTGTATTTATTATGATTTTATACAAAAATGTAATAACTTTTGTATAACTATAGTATCGTTTATCAATACTTATCCGCCAATAGCTTCATCAATACCAAGATCAATAGCGTCAGCGGCATTCATCTTGATACGATCACTCATGCTAGATGGTTTATTAACGGACTGATTGGCGATAGTTTGCTTTGGCATCTTACTTGATGACTTCAAAGCATTATTCTCAGCAGTCAGTTTCTTGACTTGTTCTAGCAATGCGTTCTTTTGCGTTTGCTCTGTGCGTAGTTGGTCTGAAAGCACATGACTGAATACTGCGGCAGCGGCAATGTTCGTGCGATCCTTGGCAGTTGTAGGCCAAAGAGCAGCTTCAAACTTAGTTGCTAGGTCTGAAACACGAGCATTATGTGCCTTCACTTGCTGAAGTTGCTCTGGAGTAGCATTAGCGGGAACTTCTGCAAACCTAGCCCAAGGCAACTCTTTTGTGATGTTATCAAGCTCTTGGTCAATCTCGGTAACAGTCTTCTCATACCACTGACCCTTCTCTTGCTCGCGCTCTTGAAGAATCTTGTCAGCGTTTTCAGCAGCATATTGGATTTCCTGTTCTTGCTTCTCACGAAGATCAGCAACATCAACAAGATTACGCTTCAGTTTTTCAGAATCAGTAAATGGCAGGTTTCCGAATGCTGGATTGCGCCAGAACTCGTCATTGATCTTATCTGGGCCACCAGCTTTCTCAATGCTAGCAATGACTTCATCAGATGCTCCGTGCTTACGAAGGATGCCATAGACATTCTCCTTTGCATTCTCAATCGGTTTAGAATATTTCGACTGGAACTCTGGATCGTTCTTGATGTCGAAAATCTGACGGAACTTCTTTAGTTCTTCGTAGTCTTGCGGCGTTTGGGCTGGGGCTTGCTCAAGCTGCGCGATCCTTTGACGGAGGTTTTCCGCTTCTTCGGCTTGCTTTTTGTAGGTGCTTGCAGTTTCTTGGAGCTTACGCCAGTTACTTTGGTTCTTTTCCGAAAGATTTCGGGGTTGTTCAATAGCCGCGATTTCAGGGTCGATTTCGACTTGGGGTTTCGCTTGCTCCAGTTGTCCAGCGTCAACTTGATCTGGGACATTTCCCTCTTCAGTTTTGGTTTCCAAAACAGGCTCCACATCATCTTGAAGTAGATTTTGTTCAGGAACATCACTATTGCTTGTTTCAATTTCATTGCTTGGTTCTTCTTGTTGTTTAATTACCTCATCAAGCAAATTATCAATTTGCTGTTCGGTAGAGTCATCAATCTTGTCTGCATCAAGTGATGGGTTTCCGAATCCAGTAACATCGGATTCGACAATGTTTTCGTCGGTATCTGCCATATTTATTTTTGGTTGGTTGGTTGGTTGATTGATTTATTAGATAAATGATTTTATCTAAAATTTATTTTTTGCGAACTGATTTTGCGCCTTTGCACTTCCACTTCTTGCGGCTCAAATTGTTGGGAGTATTAGGGTCATTCTGCTTTGATTTTGGCAGACGCTTTTTAATTCCAAGACTTCTACTGCAATACGCGTCCGCCTTTTTTGTGGAAGGGCGAATACGATCTCCTCCATCTGCTGCTTTCCCTGCTTGCCCATACTTAACTGTGCGAGTGCGGCCAGTGGCTTTATTAACTATGATCTTTGTGAATCGTTTTTTAATAGTTGCCATAATTATTTTTTAGAAGTTTTGGCAGACTTCTTAAATGCTTTCGCTGTTGGTGCGCCTTTGCTACTCGGCTTCCTCATCTTCTCTCCACTGCCAGCTTTAATGCGCTCGCGTTTAGCATGAATATTGGCCCACAGACCTTGTTGTTTAGTTCTTGCCATAATTACATCGTTGTGAATCCGCCATTAGAGGCATCGTCTTCATTTGTCTTGGAAGAAACAATACTATCAATTTCTTTCAAAACTCGCTCATAGCCCTCTTTGTATTTTGCCTGCAAAGCAACCTCTTCGATTGTTTTGCCGTCACAAAGCGGAACCATTGATTGCAAATATGCTCGTAGCTTATAGCCACTCTTTTGTGAGTAGTCTCTAAACTTGGCAGAGTCTTCACTCGTCCAATTCATTTATTATTTATTTTTTGTATTATCAGCACTCGCGGCAGGAGAAGCATCGCGGCCAGTAAAGTTCTGGCTCAATGCTCCCTTAGCGGAGTTGTAAAGATCACGAGCAAGACTGCGAAGCATCTCTTGATCGTTAGCATTAGCTTTCTGAGAATAGAATTTATCGTATGCTTGAGGCTCGTAAGGAGTATCAAGTTTAGCAGGTTGGCTAGGCATAGCCGAGCCAGCTTCATTCTTTCGCATTTCTGTAGGTGATCCGCCCATATTTTTATTAGTTATATGTTATTTTGTTATTGTGCAAATGTTTTATCCAGCAGTTGGAGGCTTTGGAGGGTTAGCCACATCATTAACCATCCCAAATTGTGTAGGAACTTCTCCTTCAAGTTTTCCAAACTCGCGTGATTGACCAAGTGCAACACGGCCAGTCCGTCCGCCTGCTGCTGGAGATGGTGCGCCACCTGCGGCTGCTGGCATTAAGTCTTGTGGAGGAGGAACACCATATCCTGCGGTAAGATGACTGAATGCTTGTTCTGCGGCAGAACGAAACTCTGCCAATTTTTTATTATCTGCTCCCTTGGCTTGAGCTTGCATGATATGTCCCATGAAATGCTCCAATGCTTTGTTCAGCGGTTGAACCATCTCTGGAGGCAATGAACCAGCAGGAGCGTTTTCAATAAGCGGCATTAGCTTTTGAGCCATGACACTCAAATGAACCATGTCATTATCTCGCGGAGAGACTGGAACCTCTTGACCAGCGATGATGGATTGAAGCTCGATAATCTGCTGGCGGGTTGCTTCGATAGCCAGAGACTCAACTTGGTCTTTTGGAAGAATTACACTATTCGCAATACTCTCACCAAGTTTACGACTCCAATCCAACTTGAGCAATTCGTCTTGATTGACATTAGGATTGCCCATGTATCGTTGGATCATCATGTCAAGAATCTGATCGTTCTGAGCTTGGGTATCTGGCAACAACTCTTCAGCAGGGCTATATGCCATGAGAAGAATATCCGAAGGAGGAAGATTGCGCTCAAGCATATTAAGACAACAAGCAATCGCCTCCTCATCCAAATGATCTGGAACTTGGAATGGAACCATGAACGATGGCAATTCCATGACGCTACGATCAAACGCATCGACAACATCAGCCCTAGCCCAAACAGCGTTAGGAACCATCTGGCGAGCGATGTCTAGCTTGGTCTTCAACTCAGCGGCAGCTTTGATATGTTCTGGATGGCATATGCCTCGTTGCATACGCTCAACTGCTTTGCTGTATTGCTTGGTAAACCGCATCAAGATTCCTTCGCGGATTTGATTCTCGATAGCCGCCACCCTGTTAATCTCAGAAGCAGTAACTTTCTGGTCGCGCATTCCAAGAGCAGAACTTGGAAGGAATGTGCCAATCTGAATTTCAGCAAGACCAGAAATGAAGCGATCCAAGTTCAAGAAGTCATTCACATTCGCAGGCATATTCTGCGGAATCACTTCATATCCCTCCGCGATATAAGCGACAGGATGATGGACAGTCAGCGGAGCAGCCCCAGCCTTGGCATTCGGGCCTTTCTTGAGAAGCAACATTCCAGATAGATAGGAATTATCCACAACAAGGTTGCGAGCCTTCTCAACAGCAATATGAGTATTGTAAAGATCGCGCCCAGCACCACGGGAACTCATCAATGCACCACTACCAATCTCAACAGAAAACAACGCGAGGCATTCGCTCATTTTGCTGTAACGATCAATCTGTGTGCAAATCTCGTCGCCAGATTTATCATCAAAAAGGAAACGGCTAATCTTACCATTTGGCTCACGAACCAAAAGCTCGCCTAGCTCGACATACTTCGCATCGTTCTCGTAGCTTGCTCCGTAGCTTCCTTCACGAATCCAATCCTCGTATCGGCGAGCATCGTCATCAGAATCAAGCGTGCGTCCAGCAGGGATAGCATTGTTGATTGCTTTAACAAGATTCTTGATGTGCCAACCAGCCATTGCGGACATCTGCGGGTCTTCGAGAACTGGCAACAACTCTGCAATTTGATAGCGGCGTTTCCGCGCCCAGATTGGAGTTGCTTCTGTTTCTTGCGGAGTCTCGATAGAAAAGAATGTGTAGTCTTGACGAAGGAACTCTGGCTTCCAATCACGAAGATCATCCCAGCACAATGCACAGAATCCAAAGGTGGTATTCTCGTGAACAACTTGTGCAACGATGTCGTCATGGCCCTTCCATCCACGGATACATTTTGTAATCTCTTCGCGGAAAACCTTGGTCTTGTTTTCAGAGTCAACTCCCTCAACAGGAAACTTTGTGTATGTCAGCGTAGGAGCTTGCTCAATGACTTGTTTGAACGGAGGCTGAATGCGGCTAACCATCGTGGACAAGAATCCTGTCGGACGATTGCTGCGCCAGTTCTGCCCCATGCTCTCCAGCTTCTTTGCGCTATATGGAGGCTCGTTGTTGAGCTTCTTTTGGATCAGTTGATTCTTGCGGTTGCGCTCAACATTCTGTTGTTTCAAGCGACGATAGGCAGAGTGAGCTTGGGCAGCATCTTTGAATGTGCGACGAACTTGTAGCGTCTTTGGATCAACAGTATCTCCATTGCTAGTAGGAGAAGGATCAACAACATCAAGGTTTAATGTCCTTGGTTTGCTTTGATCTGAAATGCGCGGAGCCTTGTTAGCGTAAGTATCGGTAACAATTGCGGGTAGCGGTTTTAAAACATCTGCCATAATTATTTATTATTCAACCAGCAAAATTCTGGCAAATCATTTGATTCTGATAGATTGTCTTTGTCAAAGAAAATCGCCGTTCGGTTATCGTGTCGCAATAACTTACATCCGCCTAGAACTTGTGATGATTTTGTATCTCTAGCATTTCGGATACTCGCGCAGATGCGATCTGTTGCCGCAATGCAAGAAGAACATCCTCCTCGCCAGTTCACATTATTCGGACATTGCCTACAAATCTTAGCTCGTTGTTCAGCCAATTCATCGCTGACAAGTTGATTCTGCTTTGTAGAGTGCAATATATTCCTAGCCCAAGTGGAGATGTCATTCATTAAGTCACCTTGCCGAGTAGGAGGTTTTATGCTCGTTACAGTAACCATATCGACACCATGACAAAAATGCGGCCAATTACCGCAGATGTAGTTGGTTATATCTCCCTCAACATCGTTAATAGGCAAGTGGTTTTCTGCCCTATAACTTGTTACATTATCTATAAGATTGCGATATGTATAACCAACAATTTTAACATCACCATCAATATAGTGATAACCTCCGGGTGGGACCATTCCTTGAATTACTCTTGGCATATATTATTCTGAAAAATCTACATATTCCATTTTTTCAATTCCTTGCAAGGCTTTTGTTCTTGTTGGTAACTCTGGCTTTGCATCTGTCATCGTCGCAATTGCGCCTCCTCGTTGTCTCAAAAGAAACACAAGCAAGGAAAGCGAATCCAATGCGTCTGGTGAATGTTGCCGTGTGCGCTTGCAATAATCTCCTTTGCTTTCCACACGAACCAAGCCTTGGCCTTTCTGCTTGTATCGTCTCGCAGTAGCTTGTCGCACCAACTCTTCGCTACGGAACCCCGGCGAGATTTTCAGATACTCAAACTCCAGATACTTTGCTAGACCGAAAATCAATTCGGTGACTACACCAGAATAAAGTTGCGATGCTGGCAATGAATCGTCGCCAAGAATGTGAGTATCTGTAGCCGCTGTTGAGTAGTTGACTCCAAGAACATCTCCCCACACAGAAACAAGAGAGTCATGGATACCAGCACCATTGCCTGTTCGGTCAACGCATACCCAGTTCGGAGCAATACGCATATTCTTGCAGAATTTGATAATGTTATTCGCTTGCTCCAATGTCGCGGCCTTTGGAAATGGAATCTGTGAGTCAAGTTGCAAGACAACCTTTGGCTTCTTGTAATCAACAAATCTACCACTCATTGGCGTATAGCCATCAGATAGCCCAAATCTGCCAAAAGAACAGATTACTTGGTCATTGCCCTCCAAAGCCAAATCGAACGCACACAGAGGCACTACAGGCCCAACAAAGCGGGTAATTCCCATGGCATTGTCCATCATTGCTGGCGTCATTATCGCCATGGACACACCTTCCTGTGGGAACCAACCCCTAGCCATTGTATAATATTCTGCCGTCTTGCCCTTAGATTCGTAGGCTTGATAGCCTTCGTGAGTCTGAAGACCGGGGAATACGATTTTCTTCTCAATCACATTCTCGCACCTAGCGGCATCCAATCGCAAGATATGCCAACCATCACGACTTTTCCATTCCAAGTCATCCTCGCAGTCAATCGAACCCCAGCCTGCTGTTGGCTCACAACGCTTGCCAAATTCACTAGTCCTATCTTTCGGGTTGCTTGCCGCAAAAATCTTGATTCGTCCTTTTGCGCCTTCTGTATCTGCCGCTGACAAGATGTTCTGCAAGCCTTCCCAGACTCCAGCAGGGACTTCTTCCGCCTCGTCCAGCACAACATGAGTCCTAGACATCCTGCCCCATTTCGGATGCGGCTTACCACTTCTTGGGCTAGGATGGAAACCACGCAATGTTCCCGTTCCGCTATCGCCCCTTGGAACAGCAACTAGGTGAATGCCATTTTTATTATCACTATTAGCTTGGATACTTTTTACAAGTGTCTCACTGCCTTCAAATTCTGGTCTAACCAATGCAGTAGTATAGAACTTCTTAATAGCTGCAAATACATTTCGTTGTGCGTGTTCTGCTGTCAATGACACAACTTTAATACAAGTATAGTGAGGATCACGCATCCAATCCAACAAGAACCATGCCGCCGCACCGAATGTTTTACCCATCGCGCCTGCACCTTGAATCAGCAACTTATCGTGATCGAACAAACATCTCCATGTGTTTTGACTGGACATTGGCCTCCAATCATAGACCTGCGGACCCCAGAGAATCGTTGCCGCTGCTTCAAACTGGTCTGCATCTAGTAAGCTCTGGACATAAGACTGTACAACTTCTTTTGACTTTGGAATGTCCAACTCGACCTTACCTTTAACAATTCCAGCGTTAAGAATAATATGCTTTGCCGCATAGACAATTCCTACATCTTCATCCTTGTCAGCCTCTTCTCTAATCTCCTCGGCTAACTTGATAACCCTATTAACGCTTCCGCCAATCATGTAAGCTCTGGCAAATTCCTTTCGCGCTTAAATCGAAGCAACACATTCCAAACCTGTTCCAGTGTATCAGAGCAACCCTTAACTCTACGATTCACTTGTTTTCCATCATCGTCGTATCCTTCAACATTAAACTCCTTAAACTCTCCAGTATCATATCGCAGTTTGCGTCTAATTTCTTCCTCCAAGTCGTTAATGACTAACAAAGCATCCAGCCCATGGAGAGCATAGGCATGGTCGTCTTGGTCTTCAGGCAGATTAAATTCAAGTATTGCTTTCATATTCAATATAATATAGTATAATACAATAAATAATAACACCAACAACAATATAATTCATGGTTCTTCTGGCGGAATCCTGAAATGGAATTTACGAGGTATCGGCAATTCTCCAATAGGAGGTCTAAATACAGAAATCAAATGACCACAAAACTTAACAATATCAATCTTAGCATCATTCTTTATTATGTAATTTGAAAAATCAACACAGTATTGTATTCTATTTTCAAGAACTGCGTTTTCAATTTTCAACTGATCTATTTTTTTATTTTTCATATATTCATGGATAATTCTTTACTGAGGAAAACAAGCCATTGCCTTCTGCATACCAACCTTTGCCTTCGTAGACATCAAGCACATCGCTGAAATATTTCTCATACATCGGCGCAACTTTCTCCAGACTAAAGTTCATGCCCCATTTCCTGCAATCTTTCGGGTCAATCTCATCAATATTATTGATAGCATCCACAAAGTCACCCATCGTCCTGCATCGGAATCCTGTGATGCCATGGAGGTTATTTTCCGTAAAGCTACCCCAGTCTGTCGTAATCGTTGGCGTTCCACACAGCAAATTCTCAACCTGAACCCCTCCGAATGGCTCGATATACTGGCTAGGAACGAAACTAGCTTTTGCGTTAGCCATTAGCTTCTTTCTTTTCTCCACATCAGCATACCCAACATATTCCACATGGTCTGGCAATTTGTATCCTTCTTCTTTCTGACCTGCGATGACTAGCTTCACCCCTGCCCTCTCTGTTGCCTGAATCGCTACATCAACACCTTTTCCACTGTAAACCCTGCCTAGATACAGAAAGTAATCTTCTTTGTGAGGATTAAACTCGAAATCTTCTACATCGAAATAATTCGGTATCACAACATCATACCAATCTTGCCGACAATTTCCAACAGCCTGCAAGCCGTAATAAGCATGGTAAATCGCGTAACTCTCCCAGACTTTCCACCTTGCCCAATGCCCGCCCGCATACCCAATGCCCGGCTCAACGCAAATCATGTCAGGATGTGCGTCACAAATCGGCCTTACTCCACTACCCCAGAAAGGCAGAATGAAATCATGCTTCAGTTTCCTTTTCCCTACTTCCTCAATAGCATTCTTGAAAAAGGTCTGATAAGCGTGATCCTGCATATTGAACTTGAAAAATGTCTTTCTCCAATCATGCGAACCATAGCTTTTCTGGAAGTCATCATTCGTCAACACTGGCACATTCTCCGTGCAGATTAAATCCGAATCCTCATGACCGTAGTGAATCACTTCATGCCCTCGCTCCACCATCATCTTGCCAAACTTTACAACCTTCTGAGTATATGCACAGGCATTGAACTCTTTTGATGTTACTGTATGGGGAAGGCCAAGAATGTGGAACCGCATATATTTATTTTCCTAAAAGCTTCTCGCCTTCTGTATACCCTCCACGATAAATCTCAACTCCATTTTCTTTCACGACAAACATCGACGGCTTTGTTGAATGATCCCAATATGAGGAAAATCGTTTATCCTGCATCCTCACTAACTTTATTCCGAAATCTTGCGCTAGTGAAATGCTCGTGATGTCTCTGTCATAAATATCTCTATAGATCACAGTCTTGATTCCATAGGATGCAATAGAACGCAAGCAATCATTGCACGGCAACAATGTCACAGCAATCGTCGAACACTCATCTGGCTTTACATAACGCAAAGCATTTTGCTCTGCATGGACGATGTAGAGCCTTCGCTTATCCCTATCCACCCAATCTTCACGCATACCAGCGGGAAAGCCGTTATAGCCAATCCCTGCCACTGTATTATCATGGCGAAGCAAACAAGCTCCAACTTGACGCCATGGGTCTTTGCTTTTCTTTGCTGCTACAGTTGCAAGCTCTAACGCATACTCGTTCCAGTTCATAGTTCAAACGCTCTGAGTTCGCCGGGGATGTCATCAGGGAATCTTATGCTGTCGATGTTAGCCTTGTGAAACTCTTCTATTTCTATCGCGTCTTTTAACTCATCGCGCAGGAATGCCATTGCCGTTTCGTATTTGTCGAAAATAGCACGCTCCGTTTCGTGTAAATATCCGCAATGTTCCACGATGAAAACAGGCGGCTTGCCGTAACTCCAACGGGTTTCAATGTGCCAATGGCAATCCCTGTCCTTGTGATGGTCTCCCGCTATCAATGCGTGATATTTCTCCGCAAGTTCGGTGATTTGCTTTTCAGTCCTCATAGTCTAGCGTTTCGGGGCTGTTCGTTTCCAGCATATGCAAAGCATGATTCAGTTCGTGATGGAAATGTTCCTCGGTGAAGTCACCCTGATTCAGTCGAAAAATGCAAGCCGATACAACGCGCAAAAGTCTTGCATAGGTGAATGCGGCGGCAATTCCGGCAATGGTAGCGTCTGAATATTTCGCGTATATCGGCGCACCCTCATCGTCTATCTCATCGCTTCCATTGTTTTGAATCAATCCCATCAGCCAACCCGCATACAAATCGAGCGATTGAATGAAATCGTTCGGGTCGATGTAACTTTCCTCAATGTCCATCTGGCTTTCAATATCACGCTGTCCATCTGCGAACCCTTCCCAATATTGTTGTGACTTGTCACTCATTGGCATGATTCGCAATCTTCATCTTCGAGGCTACAGGCGCGAGGAACGATCTCGTTAAAATCTTCGTCGGGTTCTGGCTTCTTTACTTCGTCGCCGTGGTCTTTGTCTAGCGTCTCAACCTTGTCGAGTCGCGCAATGGCTGATTCGTCGCTGTAACTTTTCCCGTATCGGATCGAGAGTTTCGACACATTCGCGGCCATAGCGGATTCAATATCCACGCCAATGGAATCGAGCATTCCAGCAATGTAAAAAAGCAAATCCCCGCATTCTTCGACAATGTTGGCAATGTCTAGTTGCTTGCGGTAAATAGTGGCTTTCTTTACGGCGTCGAGAAGTTCGCCAGCCTCGCCACTGATACCGATTGCCATATGTAGGCGGTGGCAATCATCGGGCGTGAGTTCTTCGGCAATGACTGATCCAGCTTTGCAAAGTTTTCGGACAAATTCTCGGTGAGTTTGATATTCCATAGACTTTCCCTCTATCATGGTTTTTTTCTACCGCAATCGGTTTTTTCAGCTAGAAAAAGCTCTAGCGTGCGGATTCCCTTTTCCAACTCATCAATGGCCTCTTCTCGGGATTTGAGGGCTTCCAGTAGGGTTTTGATAAACATGGCGGAGTTTTCGGGGGTAGGGTTCTTTTCGTATGCGTGTGAAAGTATTTCTAGTTCGGTGCGTGTTTTTTTGGACATAGGGGCGCGGAGTGTGCCACAAATCAAATCAGAGTCAATTCCCTATCGGGAAGAATGCGCGATTCCGTGATGGATAACGGGATATTATTCCTGCACGGGAATGTCGAAATATGACAGATTCCAGCAGATTTGATTATCTACAATCTGCATTATTTGAACTTATAGGCTGATTACGCAGAACAACCCACTATTTACCAGTGACATACATCTGAAAACACCATATGCCAATTCCAGTATGCATGGATTCACTATGCGTATTGCTATTCTGAATCGACGATTTCAGCCTCAATCGGAGCATCAGCTAACCTAGAAACTGGAACCGATAGTTCTTTCAGTGAGTCACGCGTGTCACGCTCTGGAACGGCGAACGAAATCTTGAAGTTCTGACTTCCCGTCTGTTCAACCTCTACCTTATCGCCATACTTCTTGGGAGCCAGTTTGGAGGCATACCACTTCAATGCATCCATGCGGAGCCTGCCGATTGGCGCATCGTGTGAGTTCATAGCTTCATCGATTACTCTGCCTGCTAAAGTGTCTGCACATCTCGCCCTCGCGTGTGAGTAGCGTTCGGCAAAGTCGGGATGCGAATCCTGCCAATCATAGATCGTGGATATGTGTGGCATATCTGGAAGGTTGCATATGCTTGTAAGCGTCATTCCAGATTCAACCATCATGCAGATTTCTTTTCCCTTTTGGTCTGTGTAGTCTGTGGGCCTTCCCATTTTCTTTTCCATATTTTTTAGCCTAGAAGTGATTTTGTGCTTGCCAAGTCTTTTTTTCTGATGTTACCCTCCGCCGCAACGCGGTGGCAATATGATGTTCATCATATTTTCCGTCGATTGCTTGCAGTAAATAGACTGAATGTATTCGCCATCTAATCGGGATTAGTTGGCATGATAATTAATTTGTGAAGTTATTAAATTGGCATGGAAAATGAATCTGGCAAATTGCTAGCAACATTCCCCTGCCTCTTACGGGCGGGAAGTTGCAAAATCTGATTTTTCTTTTGGTCTCTCAAAATGTTTTTTTCAATTATTTTTGGAAATTGAAACGCCCGCAAACCCGCATCCAGTGCGGTTCCGTGGGCTAGTCAATAAAATAAATGCGTGCGCGAGAAATTATTTTTCTTGGTGTTTTGAGAGTTTCGCGAGAGTCTCTTTCT